GGGTGAGCTGACCCCGAACGTCCTCACCTTCCGGCAGCTGGCCCCGATGATGCGGCTCGACCTGGCGGTTCTGGCTCCGGCCTACCGCTGGATGATCCTGCTCTACGGGACCCCGATCATGTTCGCGCCGAAGAAGTGGCTCCGCATGATCAACATCGGTCAGATGCCGTCGTAGGCATCAAACCAGAAGTAAGCTCGCCCCAGGAGATCGGTAGTGGTCTCCTGGGGCATTTTAGAACGACATGCCTTGCATTATTTGCGGCAAACCAACTCGACCAGGGGCCAACGTCTGCAGCATTACGTGTGCGCAAAAACCTCAACCACCGAGTGAGGAGACACAGGGTCAGAAACGGAAGAAACTACCCGCTTCGATCCTTCAGATCACTCAAGCGCTACAGAAGGCACAGATGACAAGTTCTCCTAAGGCTACAGCAACAACCTCCACGCTCAAGCTTCAGCACCGTTGGATGAAGAATCGAAGTCTACTCAGTGGGCGCACTGTGTTTGCCTTCGACGCAGGAGGAGTAGCTTCTATTCCGGTGCTTGGGAGCGTGTATGAGGACCTGGCTGGGCTGCAAACCAAGTACCCAGGTCTGATCACAGTCCTGGAAGACCCTCGAGCTGCACTTCAGGAGGCCCCAGAGGTCAAGGTTGAGACAGATGTCTTGACTGAAGACCTGATGGCTGCTGCCAAGGCGTCTGTGGCTGCCCAGGATGCTCTGAGAGAGCCAGAGCTTGTTACCGAGGCTCCACTACCACAACCAGCCCCTGAGCTGGCTCAGAAGCCCCAGGAAGTGCTGCCAGAGCCCCCTCCTGCTCAAGTTGAGAAGACACCTGTGGTTCTGATGGCTCCGGCCAAGAAGCCACTCAAGAAGACCCCCAAAAAGGTCAACAAGTAACAGGAGATCGAAGAGATGGCAACGTTCAAGACACAGAAGGTGGTCGGTGACCTTGGCTCCCAGGAAGTGGCTCAGCTGATCAGCAACTACAACCACCTGCTCGATGTGGTGGGTGATCTGGTCACTGCCCTGAAGTCAGCAGCGGGGTTTGTGGGTGATCTGCAGACCAAGGCCACCACGGCTGAGACAGCCCTCCAGAACACGGTCTGCAAGCTTGAGGTCAATCCGCAGATCCCGCTGGCGCCTGCTCCGACTGCCACCTAGTCGAGGTTGGTTGTTGGCAAACGAACTCCTCTCTGAAGGATCATATCCGGGTAGCTAAATGCACCAAGAGAGGAACTTGCGGAGGCCGATTCGCTGAAGTGGTGATGTTGGACAACGTGGCCTCCTTGTGTCCACGAGCAGAGGTTAATCATGGAACCTAAAGGCCGCCTTGTTCACGATTCCACCATTCAGCAGAATCACTGGTTTGGTCTCACCAGTCCTACCCAGCCGGTAACTACAGCCTGGCAGTATAGTGAGCCTCTCTATATCCGAGGGCTGACTCAACTCACTGCTTACATCACCATGGTTTTGGGGGCTGCTGATTGGGTAGAGTTCCAGTTCCTTTATGGCTTCAGTGCGGATCAAATGGTCCCCCGAAAGGGGACGGGGACTTTGGTCAAGCACCTCACAGGTGACTACGCCAAGCGTCTGTCGTTTCCGATCTTGGACAACTACGTTCAGATCGCTGTGCGTGGATTTGGGGCAGGTGGTTTTGCGACAACTCTCTTTGCCTGTGATGTGATCGCGGGGGATGCAGCACTAGCTGATGATCTTCAGCCATCTGGCCCCCACAGAACTCCAGTTCTTTCTAGTGCGGGGGCTGCAACCGATGTGACGACTGTAGCGGGGGGAGGGGCGGGTTCTGATCACTGGGTTCTGGAGGCTGACAGACTGTACGAGCTTCGTGCTGATCCGAACTGGTCAGCTGGGGCTCTTCTGAGTGATCTGCTCTTTGGCAACTACAATCTGGGTGTAGCTCCAGGTGATGATGACACGGGAGACTTCATCCAGACCGGAGATCGAGTACAGATCTGCTCTGACTCCCAAACGACACTATATGTCCGCTCACGGACTATAGCTGGCAACCCAGCTGGTCGTTGGAAGCTGCTTCTGATCAACTAGCGAGGTCCTTCGATGAGTTGGCTTACCCGCAACTGGAAACCGACTGTTGCTGCCACTGTGCTGGCCACAGCAGCAGTAGGGATCACATACAAGGGGTCTAATCCTCAACCTGAGCGCCCGCTTCTTGGTCGACTTGAGATGAGGTCACCAGCTCATCTGACACGTCAAGCTCAGGGTTGGCTGACGGCCCCGGCGGCGGCTACCAAGACGCATCGTTGGAAGACTCAGGAGACCTCCGGTAATCTCTCCGACGATCTTAGTGGTGATGCAGCAGTTCTAACTGCTGCAGGAACTCCTGCCTATGCCCTGTTCACTCCCATTCCCACAACAGCAGGGTGGACTCGCAAGGCGATTTGGTTCAACGGCACCGACTCGAGGTTCATAGCTGGGAACAACACAGTAGCGGATCAAACCACTAACAACTTCTCAGCGAGCTTCTGGATCAGAATCCTTGAAGCACCTGCAGGAGATCAGTGGATCATCGACAAGCGTACTGGAAACACGGGCTGGTCGATCCGAGTTCTTGCTGGTACTACAACCCTTGGTGTTCAAGTAGGAGATGGGGTCCTCGCTTCGGGGACAGTAACCGGTGTGCTGACCCCAGGCTGGCACCTAGTTACCGTTGTCTTCACTCGCGCAAGCAACGCCACTGCCTACATCGACGGTGTTGATGGTGGTGTGACCTTCGACATCTCAGCACGTAGCGGATCATTAACATCAGCTATCCCGTTGAACATCGGATCCGATACCGGCGGTGCTAATTGGTTCGCTGGTGGGTTGAGTGAGGTTCTCATCGCCAATGGCGTGACTACCCTTGCCGAGAATCGAGCTTGGTACAAAGCCTTCAAAGTGCCGACCTCGCCGGCTGTGACATACACGCAAGCGTCGACTGTGAAAGCACCTGTCTCGGCGTCGGGGCTCGGTGTTTATGCCCCCGGCCAGTGGCATGCGATCTACGACAGCGGTGCCAGTACCCTGGGGAATCCTCTCCAAACTGGATTTCGTACTTCGCCCCAGGTGATCAATATACTCGGTCGCGTCAATGAATTCGATCAATGGTCGACTGACGCTTCTGGAGTGACTGTCGTAGTTAACAGCGTGGAAGCTCCAGATGGGGCGATGAACGCAGATGCAGTGACTTTCGATGGTGATGGGGCCTATATCTACAAGGCAGCTGTTGGGGGAGGGGTCATTGCACCTGGCGAGCGTTGGTGCGGATCACTCTTTCTCAAGAAGTCGAGTGTAGGTGGTTGCCCATCGGTAACTGCGGCTTGTGCTGGTGGTATCGGATGGCCGACTACTTTCAATTTGACGACTTCTTGGGCTCACTACAGTGCTTGCTGCACGAATGCTGGCCAAGCCAAGCAGTTGGGTATCTACGGCACTGATTGCACAGTTCATGCGGCAGATGCTCAATACCAGCAAAACAACGTAACCGATCCTTGCACTACTACAGTGGGGGATGCCAGTCAGACCTGTGATAAGATCTATGCTCAGGTCACAACAGAGATCAACAACACCCTGATGCCAAGCACCATCACTCGTGGTGAGATTTCGGCAACCGTTGTGGATCGTCCTTGGGTAGGATCACCTACTTCGCGTGTTGCGCTCATGTTGGGGCGATTTGCCAAGTTGGCTTATGGCGATATTCCCGTCGGTATGTTGTTCAATCAGGGTGGGGGTCTAGAGTTCTCGTCCATCGCCAAGCCTGTTGCAGTAACTGGTGAGCACACGTATGCGCTTGCTTGGGATTACCAAGCTGGTGTGACTAACTCTCAGGCTTATGCTGCGTTTTTCAAAGACAGCCAGCGTATGCCGACTGCTCTCCATGCTCGGATGGCAGCACCAACCACGGGGCTCACTCCTGATCTCCCCACCACCAAAGACTACAACCAACACGTACTCACTCTGGGCTGCGATGCTGACGGGAACAACTGCTCCTACAGTTCCCTGATCGATGTTCAGGTGTGGGGCCGCCCGGAGAGTTCAGCACGTACAGCAACCACAGACAACGTGATCTCTGTCGGTAACACGGAGGCCGATTATCTCAGTGCAGCACCTGCGTTGGCCACAGGCTTACTGTGGAAACCAGCAGGATCAGCGACTGCGAGCACATGGATTTGGCATCCTGGTGTCTCGCATTCTGCGAAGGTCACTGACGTACTGCACAACGCTGCTTTGCAGAGTGGCGGAACCACAACCAACCCTCCGTACAAGAATCAGCGTTGGTCAGGTTTCATTGCTCGCGGCCAAGGTCGACGAGGTGTGCAGTTCATTGGGGCTTCTAACGAATATGTCGAAGCTGCAGCCAACTCAACAGCATCTATCGGCACTGCCACGAGTGCAGTTATCCAAGCACTCGTTTCACATGACCCCACTTCCGCAGCAACTCAGGGCATCGTTGGCAACACGATGGATGCGTCTGTTGCGGGATATGGACTTTGGACTACCAACAATCCTCGCTACTACTGCGCCATTTCTGACGGTACCAACGCTCGCATCTGCTATCACGGGCCGGCAAGTGTCAACTCCCTGACCGGGTACAAGCTGCGTCACATCGTTTGTCGTCTGAACAAGACTGCAGGGACGTGGGACGATCCCAAGCTGTACTACGGTGACGTGACACTATCGACTACCTGTTCAGGCACGAATCCGACAGGCACCCTTGCTAACACAGGCTTGGTACGTCTCGGATCAATCGGAGCCAACTATCTTACGGGCCAGGTTCACGAGGTTCAGGTTCTTGCAGGTGGTGCATACAGCGACACCACAGTCAAGACGGACTACCTTCGCTCATTCCAGACAGGACAATACTGGCGCGAAACATCGGACTCTGTAGCTCACTACAAGATGAACGAGGGGGCGATCACTGCTGGGGTTGGTGTACGAGATCATTCGGTAACTGCAGGGCATCTCTCTACGGTCTCTGGCACTCCTGATCCGCAGTACGCAGACATGCCTTGGCCGCAAGGCAACTGGATGCCTGCTATCTCGAGCCTCGGTAGCTCCGCTGGAACTGTGACGAGCTATACGGAGGCAAGCGATATTGGCACATGCAAGCCGGTTGACGGTCAGTCGTTCTCGGCTGCAGTCTGGGCTCGTATTACTCCGGACAGCACGTGCGCAGACGATGCTGCAGGCGGTGGCGTCTACCTGATGTACAAGGACCAAGTAGCTGCTGATGATTGGGGTATCATCTCTGATCGAGGAGCTAGCTGCGGCAAGCCCACCTTTTGGTGGGGTGTCAATACCGTTTATTGTGTAACGCGGATCAACACCAACATCCGCGATGGTCGATGGCATCTCGTTGCTGTCAAGGCAACCAAGAGTGGCAACGACTGGACGCCTTACATCTCCCTTGATGGCGCTGCTTTCGTTGCAGGCACCACTATCAGTGGCGATGCTGGTCAGAACACGAGCATACTGGGCATACCTGTAGTCTACAAAGCGACAGTGATGGTCGAAGTTGCTGGTGCGATGTGCGCCACCAACTACGCCCTCACTGATGCGGATGTGCTTGCATACTGGAATGCTGTCTTCGGCACGAAGACCAGTAGCGCAGTCACCTACGCACGGACCAACACCGCTTGCTACACACAGGGCGTCCATCCAGTTGACGGCATCCAAGTTGGTTGCTATCCAGCCAGCGCTTATCCGATGGCTTACAGTAGCGTGGCTGGTGTTCCTGGCAACGAGCGATGGACTGTTGGTGAGCCTGTTAATGCGGCAGTGACAAATCTTGCTCTGCAGAGCCACGACGCCACAACGACCTGGGTCAAGACCAACGTCACTGCCACCGCGAACACAGCGAGTGCACCGGACGGCACCACGACTGCTGACACGGTGACTGCGAGCGCGGGCAATGGTGATCTTCGACAAGCGTTCGGGACGATTGCAGCAGCGACGCACACCTACTGCCAGTATCTCAGGCGCAATGGTGCTGCTGATGTCGCTGGCTTTGTCCGCCTGGTCAAGAATAGTGACAACAGCGAGATCGCAACCACCGCATTCACAGCGACGAATGCTTGGCAACGCTTCTGCGTCTCTGGAGCGGCTGTCCTCAATGATACTCGTATCGAAACAAAGATCACCACCAACGGCCAGAGTGTGTACTGGTGGGGAGCTTCGCTCACGGCAACAGCCTCGTGGCCTGGTGTTTACTGCCCAACAACCACTGCATCTGCGACTTGCAACGCCACGAGCAGCAACTACGTGGCGGCTGCAAACCTAACTGGTTGGACTCGCTCGCAAGGAACGATCTCGTCGGTAACAGTTCCGACCAACGCGACTGGCTACGCTTTCGATCTCCATGACGGCTCTGATCTGAATGGAGCAATCAGACTCGTAGCTCCGACCAACCAAGCTCTCTTGTACAGCTCGACAGGTGTTCTGCAGCAGGACGTGCGTTTGACGAACGCACAGACGAGTTTGGCTACCGGAGTGATCCTGGCTTACGACTCGCAATCTGCGTTCTATTCAACAACTCGTCGGGCCTACGCAGTTTCGCAGCAGTCGAGCTACGCGGGCGAGTTCGACACGTACTCGACCGACACGACTGCAAACTGGACTCCCGCTGCAGGGACGAATCTCTATCTCGGGATGGACAACGCTGCTAGTAACACGATCAATGGTCTGCATGTTCGTACTTCAATCTGGAAGACCAGGTAACTCATGAACCGCTACCGCTACGTCATCTACAGTGCTGCGATTGCTGCCATCGGCGCAGCTGCGGCTGTCGTGCTTTGGCCTTCGCAGCAACCTGTCGGATACTCGCTCCTCGCCGGCTACCGCCACGACTCGATCACGTACTTCAACAAACAGGCTCAGGACTGGATGAGCAAGCCTGCGGCAGCGTCGAAGGCATGGCGCTGGAAGATGCAGGAGGCGTCGGGCAACATCACCGATGACCTCTCCGGGGACTCAGCGGTGCTCACCGCGTCGGGTTCGCCCACCTACTCGCTCTTCACCCCGATTCCGATGAGTGCCGGCTTCACGCGGAAGGCGATTGGATTCAATGGGACAGACGCCCTCTTCGCCGCATCAAGCAGCACGGTCGGGGACATCACAACCGGCAACTTCACCATGGCCTGGTGGGGGCTGGTTAACGCAACGCAAGCGGGTGATCGGTTCTTCAGCAAGCGAACCAGTCCAGGTGGCGGTACCGGGTTCGAATTGTACGGGGCGATCAACCCCACGTTGTACCTGAGCGACGGGGCCCACACCATCAACTCGGCTTTCGGAGCGTCGGCTATCGCACCCGGTTGGCATCTGATCGTAGTGCGAGTCAATCGTGCCTCGACGGCGGTTCTCAGTATCGACAATCAGGATGTGGGGTCTCCGATCGACGTGTCTTCAGTCTCGGGGTCTGTCACGAATAACGGCAATCTCACGCTGGGCAGATACAGCAACGCGGGAGGCAACTACCTTAACGGCAGCGTGGCCGAAGCGCTGATCGCCGACGGACTGATCACTACGACGGAAATCGGGACGTGGTACAAAGCTTTCAAGGTCCCGACCGGAATCACCTACAGCCAGACGACTACGACCAAGCGCATTCTCCCTTCGGACAGCCTCGGCCAGCGGCTCGGCGTCTACGCTGCGGGTCAGTGGCCGGCAAGCTACGATGCGACATTGGTCAGCACGGCGAACCCGGCGGGGCTGGGGTTTCCGCGAAGCCCTTCGACGACCAACGACATCGGCTATCCTAATAACCTTGACCAGTCGGGCGCGGGCAAGTGGACGGTGAGTGGCGCTGTTGTCGCGGCGAATGGCTACGAAGCACCCGACGGATCGATGACCGCTGACTCTCTGACCTTCTCGGCGGACACACAGAGCTTGACGAAGGCTGTCGCGGCTGGAGTTGCAACCATCGCCGCGGGTGAGCGCTGGTGCGCCAGCATCTATGCAAGGAAGATCTCGGGGACCTGTGTCGGGGTGGGCTTCTATGCCGACACGTCGCATGCGGGGACAACGACGGCGTTCACCGACGCAGCTACTTGGACGCGCTACACGGCCTGTGATTCGACTGCGACCCACAACAAGGGCATTGCGATCTATGCGACCACGCATGGAAGCTGCGTTATGGCGCTTGCCGAGGCCCAGTACGAGCAGAACAACGTCACTGACCCTTGCACCTCGACGGCAGGCAACGTCTCGCAGACCTGCAACGCTTCTTATTACACGATCGACTGGAGCGTCGCGACCGCGCTCATGCCCCAGGCGCTTACTCGAGGTGAAGTCCTGTCCGATGTCTCCTCGGCGCCGTGGGTCGCGGCCCCGTCCTCACCTCGCACGATCTGGCAGGTCGGGCAGCAGGCGCGGCTCACCGTCGGGATCGAACCGGTAGGCATCCTTTACGACCAGGGCGGCGGGATCGAGTTCATGGCCCGAGCCAAGCCGCTCAGCTACACCACTACCTATCGCCAGTATCGATTTGCCTGGGACACCGACGTTGCGGCTGGCATCAACTCCTCACCCAAGACCTATGCGGCGATGACGGTCGACAACAAGGTGGCGCCGGTCATCATCAGCCCGCGCAATCACAACGCGACCTCGGGCCTGCTCTACCAAGCTCCGAGCCAGCGTGACCTGAACGGGACCGTCCTCAGCGTCGGCTGCGATCCAACAGGCTCCAACTGTTCCTACGGCGCTATCTCGCGAGTCGAGCTCTACACACGGCCCTCGCCAGACCAGCGAGGCGCAACTGACACGGACAACTTGATCACTATCTCGAATACCGAGGCCGGCTACCTCAACGCCCAGGCCATCCCGCGATTCGAGAAGCCAGCCGGGGCGCTCGCGGCGAATACCTGGATCTGGGATATGACTGCGCTTGGCGGCTCGCTCTACGATCGAATCAATGGGATCGCGCTCGCGCCGACGGGGTCTCCTCGGTACCAAGCATTCACTGGGCTGCTCGCAAGGGGGCAGGGCCGACGGAGCATGAACTTCGTCGCCGCGAACACGATGGGTGTGAAGGCGCCGAGCACAACCCCACTCGCATTCGGGAACCCGACCAATGGGGCGACGGTATCGACGCTGATCAACCCGAAGACCTGTTCGAACTATGACGCTGTTGTCAGCACGCAGACAATTTCAGCCTATACGCAAGGGTACTCGATGTATCTGAATTCCGCCTGCAAGCTGACCTGCATGATCCTCGACGTAGGCGGAAACTACACTTATTCGAATACGGCGGACGTAGCTGCGATCCCGACGGGACAGTGGACACATGCAGTTTGTGCATTCCCAAGGAGTGGTGCTACCTGGGCCAAACCGATCCTATATCTCAACGCTGCTGCGCAAGCGACCACCAACGGGGTCCAGACGGCAACTGGATCGCTAGCAAACACGCAAGCTTTTGCGATCGGCTCGGGCGCTCGCGGGGCCTTGACCTACTTCAATGGCCAGATCGGTGAAGTGAAGGTCGAGATCAACAAGGCGATGACCGCTGGCGAAGTGCTGACCGAGTACCAGCAGAGCACGCAACAGGGCGCGTACTGGACGGACGACGCCTACACGGCCGGGCACTTCTACCTTAACGAAGCGAGCGTCGGTGCAGGCATCGGGCTCCGGGATCATTCGGGCAACGGAAACCACCTCACGGTGCTTGGTGCTGCGGCTCCGACCGTGCAGTTCGCGGATCTCCCATACCCCATGGGCACTGGGTTGACGAAGCCTGCTATCGGTGTCTCAGGGACGAGTGACATCTTCTCCTCGGCTGCGACCACGACGGCCAACGTCTCGGGGACGCAGCCCTGGTCTATCGCTGCGTGGATCAGAGTGGCAGCACCGGCCCCCGGTTTCCGGCGCAACGTTTTCCGGCACTTTGGTGCTGGCTCGCCATACGGTGTCTCGCTGCAGTACCACCCTGACGACTACTGGATTTCCTACTTCGGTGACCTGGGAATCATTACCACCGCGGCAGGGATCGCCGACAGCCGCTGGCACCTGGTTGCCCTGAAGCTTGTCTGGGACGGGGCTCACTGGAATGCCCAGATCAGTCAGGACGGCGCCGCTTTCGGCAACGGCGCTGCCCGCACCGCTGCAAATGCGATTGGCAATCCCAACGTAGCGATTGATGTCGGCGAGGGAGCCGCCGGTATATCCACAGTTGACATCGCCGGCCTGATGATAACCAATAACTATGCTCTGACCGACGCGGATGTGGCCAGCTATGCTAAGTTCGGAGCCAAGACAAACAGTCTGATCACCTACGCTCGCGCGAATGCCAGCTGCTTTGATGTTGGCAGTCACCAGTCGGACGGGATGCAGGTCGCCTGCTTCGGCGCGAACCAATACCCCTACGCCTATGCCTCTACAGCAGTTGGCGTTCCTGGTAACGCACGGCTCGGACTTGGGCAGCCAGTTGCTGCTTCCGTCACCAACCTCACCAAGTACGGCACTGCTTTCAATAGTTGGACTGGCGGACAAGCTACTGTTGTTGCCAACTCGGTTGCAGCCCCCGATGGGACACTCACAGCTGACTCTCTAGTCGAGGATGGATCCGTCTCTGGCCACTATGTTGTGACAGCTGCTGCGTCCGTGGCCCCATCAGCAGCGACGGCTAGGAACTGCATCTACGCAAAGAAGGGAACCCGCAACTGGGTTTTCGTGCAGACGACTAACAACACGAGCCCTTATGGCTATTTCAATGTTTCCACCTGCACGCCGGGAACGATGTACGCGGGTGCCACCAACGCCACCGCCACGGGGGTCGGAGGTGGCTGGTGCTTGTGCTGCTTCGACTGGACGGCAACTGCGGCTGCCTTCAACGTCTATATCGGCGGGGCTTCTGCAGATGCAGATCCGAACTACAGCTACGCAGGGGTGAATGGGACAATCGCACTCTACCTATGGTCTGCAGAAGCACAGCAGCCTCCGGTTACCGGACTGCACTGTCCAACCACAGGCAATGCTACGGCGACCTGCTCTGGTCCTACCTCGAACTACGTGGCATCGGCAAGCATGACCGGCTGGGACCGAGTGCAGGGCGCGATCGGTGTTACCGCTGTGCCCGGAGCTAGCGGGGCCTACGCGCTCCAGTTCGAGGACGGAGCCGATCAGAATGGGGAGATCAACATCAGGCTGCCGACGGCCGATGCCTCTCTTTATAACTCCAGCCACGTTCTCCAGCAGAACCCGAGCCTGGCCAACCTGGTGACTGGTTCTGCGACCGGCGCGATTCTCATCTACGATTCGCAGAATGCCTTCTACACTGATCCTGCAGGAGCTACGCATCGGTCGTTTGGTCACACATTTCAGTCCAGTTATGCGGGCCCGTGGCCTACGTACACGGGAGGTACGTCATCGAACTGGACGCATGGTGGAGGAACGAACCTCTACCTCGGGTATCAGCGAGGCGGAAGCAACTATCTCAATGGCAACCTTGTCAACGTCTCGATCTGGAAGACTCGATAGATGCCAACCACTCTTCCAGCTTCAGAAGTTACCCTGCTTCGAATTCGACCTGAACTCGAACGGGATGTATTTGACGTACCAGGACGATTTCATTTTGGCTTGGGAGTTCCTAAGATCAACCGTCTTCCTCTCCAGGTTGACGAAGATGATCCGCCAGTAAGGGGAGGACAAGATGCCACCGACTGAGAGAGACAATGTACTGCTAACACTTGTTGGCCAAGTGGGTGGGCTGACCGAAGCGGTAAAGGGTGTAGACAAGCAACTGACTGCTCAAAGTGACAAGCTCGACACACTAACCCAACATGTCTCGCAACTGGTAAAGCGAGAAGACTGCGACAAGAACATGAATGTGTTGCGCCGCCAGTTTTTTGCGCGCATCGAGCAGTCAACAGCTGCTGCTGCGGATGCCGCTGCTGAGGCAGCTGAGGAAGCAGTCAGCGAGGTCACAAAGAAGACCAAAATCCCTTCTGCGGAGACGAAGCCATTGAAGAAGAGCTTGTGGGAAAGGGTTGTGGAGCAGAGTAAGAACATTACAGCTGTTGCGTCACTTCTTGCTCTGCTAACAGCGGCTTTGATCTTTCTGCACCAATTCGCCAACCGTACCGAGCAGGTCTACGCAGCGAGCAAGGAAAGCCAGAAGGTCACTGTGCAGGTAATGCAGGAGCTTCTCCGGCAGATGAAGGCACTGAATAAGCCGGACGCTGGCCAGTAGGAGAGACTATGAATACGTACATCCCAGTTCAACAGGCTGTCCTAGCTTGGCTTCCTTTCAAGGCAGTGAATGCCACTGATGGTGCGGCACGAGCTGGGATCACGTTCGACCAAATCACAGTCACCTATAAGAAGGCTTCAGATCGAGATTTCGGGTCCAAGTCAATCTTGGTGACTGACTTCCGTGAGAACGGGGGTGGTTACTATGAGATCGCTTTTTCGGCAGCAGAGCTGAACACCCCAGGGACACTTTTGTACCTTGTCAGTGGTGGGACTCTGCCCGCTCCAGCGATCAATCCGTATCTTGGGAAAGCAGCTGTCATCCCAGCTACGGTGACCTTGGGGATGAATGCACTCACTGGGTACTTAGTTGATCTCAATGGTCAGGCCCTGGTGAATGAATCTATTAGTGCTCGTGTGTTGTCAGCCCCTGCATTGGTGGGAACAACTCCAAACCGTGGTGGGATTGGGTCAGGTCTCATTAGTGCAAAGTCGGATCAGAATGGCTTCTTTGTTCTTGAGATCGCACAGGGTGCAGTTGTGGACGTTGTCATCTCTGCAGTGAATTACCGTAGAACACTGACGGTCCCTGCAAGTGCCACAAGCAAGCTCTTCGAGATCCCATAGGCAGGTGAGAAATGGCAGCCCCGACCACATTGAGTTTGGTAATTGATCTCGATGAGTACAGCAAGTTCGAGATCGACAGGAATACCATTACTGCAGAATGGTCAGCTGCAGGTGGTGGCAACATGTCGGGACAGGTGCTGCGCCTTCAGTTGCGGAAAGCACGTCGGGATAGAGATGTGGTGGTCTATCAAAAGGACATCACGATCTCTGGTGTCACTGACCCTGCAACTGGCACTGAGCTGATCAAATTAGCAGAGATTCTAGATGCGAATCAACTCAGCCTGATCCGAAGGGGCTACTACTTCCTGCGACTGGCTTCTGTGTCAGCTCCTGCAGTAGTAGCAACCACAGCAGACTTTCCGATTAGCGTCGTAACGGCTCAGGGTCTTCGGAAGAGCTACCTCTGGGGGCTGGACATTTCGGCCAATGACGTTCGGATGCCAAAGTTTCAGCCAAAGAACATCACTGGAGTGGAGGTGGTGTCAGTCAGCGCGAATCATCCGATGCAGTTCTTTCCATTGACCTATATCTATGAGACCACTTCGCCAGTTCTGCGTCAGATCTCATGGGGTGGTGGGTCGTTGGTTTCGATCACAGCCCCAGGGCAGTACCTCTTGAAGTGCGGTGGTAGTGGGACGAGCTACATCATCATTCGCGTTCGAAGCACTCGTGCTCTGCCCACCAGTAGCCAGACAGACGAACTTCTGATCGAAAAGGATCAGATGACTGACCAGATGCTCCGCAACTGGGTCAATCAAGCTTGCGATTGGTGGGAAAACGACAAGGTGTCAGTGTTTCTGGAACCCACTGTGCTTGTGACACCTGCTGATCTCAGTGCAAGCCCTGCCGAAGACTGGGACTTCATTGTTCCAGGCATCACGTTCTACCCATCCACGGCTGCGAAGTGGATCGACATCCTTTTTCCTTACCCGGGCCTTCTGCGGGTCAACAATCTCTTTGGGCACATAGGGAACACAAGAGTAGTGAATGTTGATCCTACTTGGGTCCAGATTAGTGAGAAGAATGGCCTCGTGCAACTAGTGCCCTTCAATACGATGACAGCTTTCAGCTTCATTGGATTGATCTGGGTTGGCAGTTTGCAGGGGTCTATGGAGCTACCTGGGTTCTGGAACTTCAACGTGACGGCAGGGATGAAGAATCTTGACCCAGTGGTCTATGAGATTCTGGCGAAGAAAGCTGCCTGTGACGCTCTCACAGTGGCTGGGCATGCCTACCGTGGTGGGTTCAGTAGCCAAAGCATCAGCCGGGATGGGGTCAGTGAGTCTGTGAGCTACACAGCTTCGGCGATCTACGGTATCTACAGCGCAACCATTGAGGATTACAAGAAGTTCATCGATAAGGAGATCAAGTATCTTCGAGGAAGGTACCGGGGTCTCAACATGGTTGTGTTGTGATCGACAGGTTTCTAGAACCAGGCTACAATCGGGCAAATGCCACGCGGACGTAACATAGGTCTCGGAATTGACTGGAACTTTTCTGGTCAAGAGGCACTGATCACCAACCGTGGTGAAGACTTGATCCACGAGACGGGAATGAAGTGCATCTGCAATCTCGAGGACACCTATGCAGGCATGATGGAGAAGGGAGGCATCGTCCCAAGGAGGTCCACCACCATAAGCTGCCCGATCTGTAGAGGTGATGGTTACATCTATCGTAACCCGCAGAGGATCACAGCTCTTATCACCAGCATTCGACGCGGGAAAGAGAGAGTGGAATCTGGGTGGGCTATGCCTGGGGACTGCATCATGTCCGTCGTTCCGGATTACCAGATCTCAGGCGGCGATTTGATCACTTTCACCAAAGCAGTTCCTCTTGCTGATGGGCAGGTTGTTGTCCGTGGTGCCGGAACTGATGGAGAAAGTGAAGCAAAGCAGACTCGATTGGAGGATAACGAAGATCGACTTTGGTATAACGCCGAAAGCTCGATCTGGTGTGAGGATGAAGACGGTCAAGTATATGAGAACTCTGCGTTCCAATTGGACAGCAGCAAGATCATCAAATGGGTAGGACCAGCCCCTGCTAAAGGGAAGCGTTACGTGATCAAGTACAACGCTTTTCTTGAATGGATTGTGTTCCTTCCACCTGATGTTCGAGTGGATAGGGGGCGTGATCTAGGAGCAAGGGCGGCTCTTCGAAAGCGGCATGTAGCTATTGTGAATGAAGATCCAAGACCTCGGTCGAATGACAAGATGCCATTCTCCGATAGGATCAAGGTATGAGTCTGGCACTCTCCCTGAAGATCGATGAAAAGATCGATCTTGACAACTTGGCAGACAAGATTCAGCAGACCTTGTTCAGGGCGCTGCGCCAGTTGGCCAATGCTGCCATGGGCGAGTGGCAAGATGAAGCTGGACGTAGGCTTCATCGGACTCGCCGGCAGTACCAGTCTGCAATCAAGACACACGTTGTGTCTGAAGATCAGATAGACATTGTGTTGCACCACCCAGATGAAAAGATCAACTGGTTGGTAACTGCTATTGAGGTTGGTGTCGAGTCTTACAGCGTGAAGCAAGCTCTTCTCGACAGTGCAGCAGCTCGCCAGTGGTCACAGCACCACAAGGGTAGCCCTGGTGGAAAGAAGCTTGGGGCTCCCTTCGTGGACGTTCCCTTTCGGACTGGAGATGCGAAGGAGCAGAGCAGACCGTCTTACTTCCGACGGGTGAGCCCATCTTCTTCGAAGACCTGGACACACCCTGGTTTCAAACCAGCCGGAGGAGGTGGTCTTGACAAACCGATCCGAGAGCATGTGAAGCAGTACATCGAGGAAGAAGCTGAGAAGATGTTCGGGCATCTTCTGAATGGGATTCAGCTATGACCCCTGAGTTCATCATTCAACAAGCCGTAGTGCGTGGGTTCCGTCGTTTCCGCGAAGATCAGAGATACGTGGACACGTTGTTCCATAACCTTCATCAGAGGGATCTCGAGGCTCTTCGGAAGTTCTTCCGAAATGACACGGTGGACTTCAGTATCAACTACCCAGAACAAGATCTGAAGTTGCCTGCTCTCGTTTTGCTCATGAAGAATGAGAATGAGAGCCAGGCCTTCCTCGGGAACCTTATGCAGGATGAGCTGGGCATCAAGACCATGGGTGAGCCCTTTCCTGCTGATGAACTATCCGGCAGTGCCACTGTTCTTGGTGCAGGTTCGGCGTCACCAACAGGTCTTGGAAGAGCGCTGCAGTTGCAGCCAACAACCGTCATTGAGGCAGGTGCGAACTATGTGTATCTGCCAGCTGGGACTTTCCGTATCTTTGATCCGTTTGAAGAAGACACAACCATTGTCGTCTTGGAGGGGACGGGAGCGGGTCAAGAACGTCAAGTGATCAGTATTGAACCAAGATCTACAGGGGTGCTCTTGACGGTTGCACCCAACTGGGACACGACACCAAACACCTCTTCCGTAGTGAAACTGGTTGGCCCCAATGACGGTGACAGTGTTTTGGGAGAGCCATCCAAGCTTTTCACGACCAGTGATTCTCTTGAGCGTAGAGGATCATTGTATAAAGCGTCCTATCATCTGATGGTTCTGAGTCCAGCATCGATCTTGACGGTTTGTTTGTACTCGGCCGTGAAGGCGATGTTGTTCATGGAAGATCAGTTCCTTATCAAACAGGGAGTGATGAACCTCCAGATCTCTGGGACGGATTTTGTCCCAAGAGCAGAGTTCCTTCCTGCCAACTGCTTTCAGAGGATCATGTCGTTGGAGTTTGACTATTCGTTCGATGTGATTGTTCCGAACGAGGAGCCTGCAGCAAGTCAGCTGCAAGTGGTGGTGTCAACCCAAGATCCTGTTGGTGATCCCAATGGTCTTGAGTCTGTTGGTTTGAGCACAATCATTGACCTCGTATCGTAGGGAGAACGTGATGACGAAAGCTGACTCGACAAAGAAAACGGCTCCTGTTGAGCCGGCGAAGGAGACCATCAAGAAGGTTCTCCCTCCTGAGGAGATGCCAAAGATGACTCTTCCTCCATCCTCCACGGTCATGGAACTGGCGGTGGCACCTGCCCCAGTTTTCCCCTTTGATCGATGGTTCGCAGCAAAGGGGTACAAAGAACGGTGGAAGGCAGGAATGGTGGCGTTCACCGATACCTCGATCCCACGCACGATGACAGAGTGGGACGAGATCTTCAAAAAGTACTAGGAGGGCATCATGTCTCGTTCAGTGACGTTCAACGGTCAGACCATGTTCCGGCCCGGTGGGATCACCAGGGTCAATGCTGATGCCCTTGCCCAGATTGGCCTGCTCAGCAATGCGATTGTGGGCCTTGTCGGTGAGGCAGAGGATGGCCAGCCAGGAGTCATCATCACCATCGACGACCCTGCTCTTGCCAAGACCCAGCTTCAGGGTGGGCCTCTAGCAGACGCAGTAGGTCTTGCTTTCGACCCCAGCAAGGACCCACGTGTGCCTGGTGGTGCCTTTCGGGTCAAGGCAGTACGTGTCAACCAGGGCACGCAAGCATCCCTCACAATGCTGGCTCGGCAGGTTCAGGACACAGCGGCTGCTGGTTCGACCGATACTGTGATCAACCTGACCACGGGAGGACTGGTTGCCAGTGTCCATGTTGGTAACACCCTCCGTATCGGAACTGAAGAGCGCTCAATCACTGCCAATGGAGCGGCAAGTGTGACAGTCTCTCCTGCGTTTACAGCAGCTCCTTTGATTGGGACTACTGTACAGATCTTGGCACCTCAGTTCCTTTTCAAGTCCAAGAAGTACGGGACTCAAGGGAACTGGGTGAAGCAAGAGTTCGAAAAGGGCAGCACAGCTGGTTCGTCCTGGACAACGATCTTTGGATCGAAGAACCAGTTCAGTGACGATCTTGGTTCTACTTCGTTCCTTGATGTCGAGTACGTCGGCCAGTCACAACAGGTGGTTGTGGACAGCGGAACTTCGACTGCACAAGACGGAACGTCTCTGACCGATGCTGGCAAGGCTTGGGGTGTGGATGCCCTCAAGGGCTATTTCGTTGAGGCGACGGATGGTGTTTGGGCATCGAAGAACCTCCGCAAGATCGATAGCAACACTGAAACCAAGATCAATGTTGGAGCCTGGCAAGGCGCTCCTGGTGGAGCTCTGACGTATTCGGTTCTGAGAGGCATGGTTGCCACTGGAACTGCCACTGCGGGGGCAGCTGCTACGATCACACTAGCAGCCGTAGGTGCAAACTCTCGCAACTTCGCTGTCAACGAGCTTATCGGCTTGGTTGTGGCGATCACCAGTGGCACTGGTGCTGGCCAGAGAAGGATCATCACAGCCAATACAGCAGCTGTGAATTCGGTTGTCACGGTCAGCAAGAACTGGACGACTCAGCCCGATGCAACTTCGGTCTATCAGCTGCGGTATGTGACCACAGCAACTGGAACTGTGACTGGATCGGCAGGCAAGGCCACCAAGTTCCAGACGAGTGTGGCAGTGAATGGTGGCCTGGCTGCAACTGATCTTGACATCACCTTCACCCCAAGAACATCGATCTTGGATCTGGTCAATACGATCAATGCCAACCCCAACTATCGGGCCTACGTCCCGAATGGGGTGAACAGTGCGATCTTGATGACCAGCTTCGACTTCGATGCAGGTTCGACAGCTGTTGAGCTGCGCCAGGAGCGCACTGCTGAGTCAACCCCTGCTTACCCACCGACTGACCCACAGACGAAATGGGTGAACCATTTCCGCCGGGATGCACAGATCATTCTCGACGACATCAACAACCGCAATGAGTATGTGACGGTGACCCGTTGCACGAGTGGTGGTGCGGGAACTGGCAGCGGAAAGCCAGAATATACCGGTCTCGGAACGGGTGTGCCAGGCACCATTGGTGACACCTTCAAGTATCTCGCAGGGGGAACGAGAGGCATCAGCAGCAACACCAACTGGCAGGATGGTCTCGACAAGCTGGCTCAGACCCGAGTGAACCACGTGGTTCCTCTGATCTGCCAAGACCTCAGCTCTGAGGGGTATGGTTCCACAGCCACATTCGCTTCGGTAGCAGCACAACTGGCAGCTCATGTGGATTACTGCAATGGAGCTGGCAAGAGTGAACGTGGTGGGTACATGGGCATGAAGGGCACGATTGCTCAGATCGTTGCTCAAGCCAATGCCTTCAACAACCCCGATGTTCAGCTCTGCGGTCAGCGTGTGCAGGCTCTGAATGTGGACGGAGACTTGACTGTCTTCGACGAGTGGTCGTTGGCAGTTGTCGCTGCTGGCATGCGGTCGGGCATGGATGAGGTTGGGGAGCCACTCACCCACAAGTACATCAACGCGATCAGCCTCGAACAGGATTCGGGATGGGACCCTGTTGAAGTCACCGATGCCAACAAGATGATCGAAAACGGTGTGCTCTTCGCCGAGAGCAATGAGGGCAAGGGCTACCGGTTCGTTCGTGATCTCACTACCTACATCGTTGATGACAACTTGGCCTATGCAGAAGGCAGTGTGCGAGACGTGGTTCGCTACGTTTCGTATGGCCTTCGCAAGTACTTGGAAGATCGATTCACAGGACGCAAGGCCAAGCCAGCGAACGTGACTGCGATCAAGGACTGTGCTGCGGAGTTCCTCGAGAGGTGCCGCACAGAGAGCATCATTGTGGACAGCTTGGACGAAGTCAGTGGTCAGATTCTCCATGCTTTCTACAACCTGAGAGTCAAGATCAGTGGAGACATCGCGACCATTCGGGTACAAGTCTTCCCAGTGGTTGGGATCAACTTCCAGCTCAACGATATTTATCTGCAATTGCCAGTGTTGGAGGCTGCATAATCAAAAGGTTGCCAGATTGAACTGAAATAGGATAACCTCCTAGTTAATATACTAGGAGGTTCATCTTGCTCAAGATTGAGATGGTTGGGAGACAATTCGGTAAATGGTTGGTCCTGAAGGAAGTTGAGAAGCGAAACAATAAACGAGCTTTCCAGTGTCGATGCGAATGTGGAAACGAAGTTGTGGTAATGGGAGACAATCTTCGGGCCGGAGGATCAACCCAGTGTGCCTCGTGCTCTTCCAAGATCAAAGGTGGATTGCACGGCACACATGGGCAAACCGGAACGGAGGTGTACAACATCTGGAGAGGGATCAAACTGCGTTGTCTAGTTCCATCCCATCCGTCCTACGAAAACTATGGTGGACGTGGGGTCAAGATGTGTCGGCGTTGGCAAAACAGCTTCGAGGCTTTTTTAGAGGATATGGGTCCTCGCCCATCCTCTCGGCATCAGATAGATCGGAAGGACAACGGGGGTCACTACGAGCCCAAGAATTGCCATTGGGTTTTGCCTATGATTCAACAACGCAACAAACGAAACAACATCAAACTAACATTCCAAGAAGAAACCAAAACGATCATGGAGTGGGCAAAAGAACTTGGTGTGAGTCACAGCACTCTGTACCTGCGCTACCACGTGGGGTGGCCGACCGAAAAGATTCTGACCACTCCAATTCGATAAGAACGCAGCTCCAGCTACCTGTTTTGGAGGCGGCTTAGAACAAGTATTAGGTACGCTGCCTTTGTAGCGACCTAGACAAGGAGAACGGATATGGCAATCGTAATTCCAGCAATCGTGGATGCTCAGCTGCTCACTCTCAAGAACAGCATCCTCCCCCACTCCGACTCGACGATGCACACCGAAGGTGCTGGCAAGCTCTACCCTGATGGAAACCGTGTTGCGGACCTACTCCGCAACCTGACGGGGCTTGTCGATGCCACGGGTCTGACCGTTCAGGGCATCCATGGTCTTGCGGACGCAGCCGATCAGACAGCAGTGGTCGATGCCACCAATCAAGGAACGGGAGAAGCTCTCGCCAATGATCTCAAGGCGAAGTATGAGCTTCACCGAGTCAAGGTTGCTGGTAACGTCCACTGGGCAGCTGATGCAGCCAACGCCATCGCAGTGGTTGACGCCACTGATGAAGCTTCACTCGTGGCACTCGCCAACGACCTCAAGGCGAAGTTCAACGCTCATGCGATCAAGGTCTCGGCGAATACCCATCGCTTCGCTGATGCCAAGGCTGTGACGGCTGTGGCTGACGCCACCGACACAGCTACGGCTTGCACGTTGGTCAATGCGATCAAGGCCCTCTACAACGCGCACTGCGTTGACATCGGTTGCTCGCTGCTTGCCCTGTCTGACACGAGCGCCTTCACCACGAACAATAGCCTCATCGGGGCGAAGGTCACCTTCACAGGGAATGTCACTGCAGCATTGGCGGGCGCCACTGCTTACGTTCTCTCGAACACAGTGACACTTCTCAACTTCGCTCCTGGTGCGCTTGCGGCGATTCCCAAGACTGGAGACACCTACGCTGTCGAGTACACAGTGATCGACAAGGAGATCACTGTTCTCGATGGTGGCAAGGGTACAGGAGCTGCACAGGTTAACCCCTATGCCAACGGACCTTCGTTCATCAACGCAGCCATGATCATCCTGGCCAGATTGGGGGCTTCTGTGCCGAGCTACCTGACGGCAGCAGCAGCCCAACCCTTTGGGATTGGCAGCCCCTATGCTGGTGGGGGATCGAGGGGCAGTGGTGGTGGCATGCTCATGGCAGATGCTCTGCAGGCGATCCGCAACGCGGTCGCAGCCTACACGAAGCCGGCCTAATCTGACGGCCAGAAAGGATAGAACTCATGAACCTCAATGACTACACAAAGGGCTGGCCGGCGGAAGCAAAGGCTTACCTTGAGACCATCATGAACGCGGGGCCAACTTCGGCCCCGATTGACGCCCAAGAGAGTGTCAAGGACAAGGACTTGAACGCACCCCCAGGCGCTCCGACTGCTGGTGATCGCTACATCATCGCAGCCGTGGCTACGGGTGCATGGGTTGGGAAAGAAAAGTACATCACCCACTGGAATGGGTCTGCATGGCTTTTCACAGCGCCCAACGAAGGCATGCTGTTGTGGGTAGAGGACGAGAATCTCGTCTACACCTATAACGATGCCTCTTGGGTTGTGAACCCTCTGACCGCACATGCGTTGGTTGGTGCCCTCCATACCACAGCGGGTGTAGCAGCGGGTCAGGTGATCAAAGGAACAGCTCCGAACACTGCTGCCTGGGGCACGCTGAACCACAGCGAGTTGGGCGGAGTTGGAGCTACGGACCACCACACGAATGCCAACGACCCATCGGCTGATCAGAAAGCAGCCCTTGCTGGCACCAACGGTGCTCCTGCAGACGGCAACAGGTATGTGACCAACTCTGATGGTCGGCTCCCAACCACGGACGAGAAAGCAGCTCTTGCTGGCACCAATGGTGCTCCAGGAGCCGGAAACCCCTACGTCACCACTACCGATCCTCGAGTTGCTGGGATCATTGCAGCGGGGAATCCGATTCTCGACATGCTCAATGTCGCCGGTGGAGCGGCTGTCGCTGCTGCTGGTGGAGACATCATTCTAGTCGGAAGGAACCTTCTGCAAGGTCAGACTTTCGACAGCCTGCACCTCACGGAGGCATTGGGTGGCGACCTCACTGTCACCTGTCTCAAGCCTGGTGATTCTGGGTTCACCATTGAGATGATCAAGGGTGCAGGCGCAGCGTCTGTTGCTTTCGTTGGTGGTAAGCTCACCATCGACATCGGTGCTGCAGGCTCTTCGGATGATGCCATCGCCACTCTGATCAACGCCAATGCGGCTGCCACTGACGGTATCTTCCGGGCAGTCTCTGCTGCAGCAGGAAACTTCACAGTGGCACAAGCAGAAGCCCCAATGACTGGTGGTGCTGGAAACTACGCTGGCAACAAGGTCTATGTTGGTGGCCTTGAGGCTCTTCCCGCCAACCAGCCAGGCACGTCTGCCACAGCAAAGTGGAGCGCCACTGGGATCACCTGCACCACTCAGGCGGTTGGTGCAGCCACAGATGTGGTCAACATTCAAGTGGAATCCAACGCCCTTCTGTCAGCTCCTCTGTCCGCAGTTCTCGTCTAGATCACTCCGTCGTTGACGTAACTTCTAGAACCAGTTAGGTTAGAGGTTGCCTGTTCATCCACCAGGCGGAGCCCCTGGGAGGTGTGACGCTGCCTCCCAGGGGTCCCTCTCCAGAGGTAAGCTCTGGATCGGACCAAAACCTACGGTCCACCTTCGGCTTACCCTCCAAACCATCGCAGTAAACACAAGTGAGATCAAAGACACAGGAGTGTTTTGAACATGAATGACATCACCCCCAACGTAGGCAAGCCGCAGGTCTTCTCTGGTCCTCGCGCACTGTTCAAGATCGGTGCAAACCCAGTAGGGTACGCTGGCAACGTGTCTGGCGAGGAGACCATCGACTACGAGGCGGTCGATGTTCTCGATCTGCTGGAAGTGAAGGAGCACGTACCGGTGGCCTACCGGGCTTCTCTCAACGCAGCAGTCTTCCGTGTCATTGGACAGTCCCTGAAGAAGTTGGGCATCTTCCCTCGCATTCAGGACATCATCACCAGCGAAGCGATGTCTGCGACCATCGAGGATGCCAAGCCTGTCAGTGGTGGTCGCAAGGCCATGGCGTACTTCACAGGTGTCAGGGCATCGGGTCACTCCTGGGACACAGGGGCTCGTGGTCTGACCAGTGACAACGTGAACTTCGTTGCTATCCGCGTCGAAGACGAGTCCGAGCGGTAGCCTAACCCGCCTGGTGGATTGAGCAGGAGAAGATCAAATGGATCAACAGTTGACGGCAGTCCCTACCCCAAGGATGAAGGACTTCCTCATCCGATACACATCGGCCGTTGACGGTCGAGTGTATGAGGGGATGTTCACAGCCAAGAAGCTCAGCATCAAAGCGATCACTGCGATGCAGGTTCGCAAGGTGCAGCTCAACGGTGGCTACTACTTCGACGAGAACAAGCCAGGTGTCGGGGTTGATGAAACCACCGACTGGACCAATTACATGATTGCCCATCTGGAGCAGTCTTTGGTCCGCAAGCCGGCTTGGTGGAATCTGGACGAGCTGGACGAAATTGATCTTCTTGCAGAGGTCTTCAAACAGGTCGTCGAGTTCGAGAACAGTTTCCGCTCCCCTCAGCGAGGGGCCGCTCTCGGTCTACAAGGCAGCCAAACTGATAGCGGCCGAACGAGTTCGCAACCCGGGGCTGCTGGACATGTTGAGACAGTGGGCCGAGGAGAAGTACCACCTTCCCTGGACCCATGAGTCTCTACAGGAGCAGACCTTACTCGATCTTCTGACTGCGTACTGGGAGGACTATTACCGAGAGAACAAGATCGAAGCTAGTCGCCGCGAAGATGGAGAAGTTGCCTTTGAGACTGGTGATCCATACATCGATAAGTGGGAGAAGGAACTGGCAATGGGTCTTGAGCCAGACCTTCTGGAAGGGTTGCCATCGTGGCACCGCGAGAAGATCACCAGAGAACAGCAGCGAAATGAGCAGCTGCGACAGATCGAAGAAGGCGATGACGAAGCTGAGTTCGCAGACGACTACAGCAACCTAGCTGAAGCTCTACCGTCCAGCACACCTCTTCTTGGGAGAAGGTGATCCTTAGATGCCCTCTGCAAATGACAAAGTAGTCCTCAGTATCAAGCTTGAGCTGAAGGAAGCACTAGCTGATCTGAAGAAGGTCAAGAAGGAAGTCGCTGACCTTCGCATGCAGACGGTAAAGGATCAAAAGCAGGGCCAGATCCATCTCAAGAAGCAGTCACAAGACGAGCGCAAGCTCCATCGTGAGCGGAAGCAACGCCACAAAGAGCTGAACGACACCCAGATCAAAGCTCGCCAAGAAGTCCAGAAGATCTCCCACGAGCTGAAGTCCCAGCCCCGGATGCTGCGGGACCTGACGAAGTACACCGATCTAGCCAAAGCCAAATGGGCATCCTGGAAGGCGGACCATCCATACCTGACCGCTGCAGGAAGAGGCATTCATCGCCCCCTGAAGCTCGCTGGTAGGGTTGCGGGTGGAGTTGCCCAAGCAGGTCTTGGGGCTCTTGGCGCGGTCGGCAGTGGCCTTCTGGGAATGTTGATGGGAGGCATTCAGCAAGGCTATGGAACCTACCTTCAGGTTGGTGCTGCTAAAGCAGCAATGGCTGGTATGGGTTCTAGAACCGACTTGAATAGTGGTCGGCGATTCTTGGGACGAGGAGCCGGAGGTGCTCTTGGCTACACACCTACAGAGCACGCTGGGAACGCAGCAGCCATCGCTCGGGCCACAGGAAACCTCGGAGCTGTCTACCGAGGAGAGCAGCTGACACGCATCACAGGTATGGGAATTGGCGAGGCTGCTGGTGTCATGGGGGCATTTCGCCAAGCTGGCCTTGGGTTCGAAACACCTGTCACAAAGGGTCGTAAGGGAACAGAGGGCGCAGGTGTTCGGATGCTAGAGAAGACCATGGCTCAAGCCATGGCGACAGGTCTTGAGCGTGCTCGAGTCCCTGAGTATCTCCATGCTGTAGCCCAGTTCGCAGATCAACAAGGTGGCCGCCAAGGGGGCACAGTTGATGTAGGGGCCATTGGCGGAGCTTTGGCACTGGTCAGCAAGCTGACGGGCACCACAGGCAACCGTGCAGCCGGCATCTTCTCTCAGCTCAATCAGTCGATCATGGCTCCTGGAGCTGGAGAAGCAGGGCAGGCTCTGACTCTACAGGCGTTCGGGTTCGGAAAGCCAGGAGGCACAAACGATTACTACTCCGCAATCCAGCGTCAAGAACAGGGTCTGACAGGACCAGAAGGGGCGAAGAACCTCCTCGATATCCTCAAGGAGACCACTTCCCAGTACGGAACCCAGGGACTCGCAGGCAATGCTCCGGAAAACCAGGAGCGGAACCTCGTTCTCAAGGAGGTCTATGGCATCACCACCAAGATGGCTGAACAGATCACTGACTTCATGCAGAGCGGTGATGATCAAGAGACCATCTTGAAGAAGATCCAAGAACTCTCTGACAAGCAGTATGAGTCGATGGACAAGAAGATGCTGCAAGTCAACAGAGAAGGTTTCTTGGGTGTGAAGAACAGGTTGGCCAAACTTGAGTCACAAGGCGAGGCCCTTGGAGCCAAGGCAGCAAAGATTGTGGAGACCATGCAAGACGAACTCCACAGAGTAATGTTGTCTTTGTTTGGTTATCTAGATCAGAACAAAGCGAGCATTGTTGCTGGGATCAAGATGATGGGCGAGTGGGCCGCCCAGATGATCAAGTCTGATCTAGTCAAGAAGGGGGTCAAGGACACCACAGCAGTCCTCAAGGGTGTGGTGGAGGGTACCAAGGGTGAGCATGGTCTGATCAACACCATCATCGGTGGTGCCAGAGGGGGTGCTGCAGCCTATGGTAATCAACGAGCCAAAGAGAAGTTTGAAGAGAACAAGACACTGTTGGGAAAAGCAAACCCCAGTCTTCCCGATTGGCGTGTCGACACCATCGAAAAGCTTCGCACTAGGCGTGATGAAGCTGAAGCTCGAGGGGACATCGAAGAGGCCAAGCAGCACGCCAGGGATATGAGAACGCTCCGTACTGCAAAGCTGGGTACGTTCAAGAAGAATCCATTCACTGGTGAAGACATTGATGAGCAGGGGGAGATACAGAAGAGACGCGAGAGGGAGCGCAGAGAGGCCAACAGGGCAACCTACGGAACAGAGACGCCATCCCCTACAGATCGACCGCTGAGTGCCAAGACCCAAAGAGTTGTCATCCCAGTGAGCCACAGGGGTGCCAAACCCCATATTCGTGGGCAACAGCGTGACTCCTCTGTGAATGAGTAATGAGCAACCCACAGACAGATCCGTTTGGGGCGGAGAGTTTCGGTTACCCTCAACAGAGTAGCCGTTGCAAGATCATTATCCATTCGCACGTCAACAGCAATCAGTGGAAGGGTGTCATCGATTGCACAGCAGATGTGATCGCTTGTGACACTAGCAAGACGATCAAAGGTGGTGGCCAAGCCTCTTTTGTCTTGGTACCTCGCAAGAACTACCTCAATCTGATCTTCCCCGATGACTATGTGAACATCTATTTCGATCCTGGAGATGGACGTGGATTTGTACGCACCTTCTTTGGGTTCGTAGATCGAGTTGGAAGATCGATCAGTACAGACAGCAGTTCTGGGGCAACGACCACTCGGTTCCAGGTGCAGTGCTCTGACTTCACCAAGGCATTTGATCGCACGCAACTCTACTTCAACCCACACATTGCAAGGCGGAAGGACCTCTTCAATGAGTGGGCAGGGGGCGGGAATATCGGGGGTGTTGAACTTCGAGTGAAGGGCGTGGCAATGCATGGATCACCAGCAGACATCGTGCTGTCGCTGGTCCATTTGCTCCTTGGGTTCTACTCCCAGTACATGGTCCCAAAGAGCCTGACGCCCCCAGATGCCTACATAACCAAGAATCGACAGGCACGAGCAGCCTGGGCCCGTGAGAGGCTCCCAGAGGCTGTCTTGAAAGCTCTGGGGCAGGCAACCATCCAGGAGTTCGAGCAGGAGATTCTGGCCGAAGCCTCGTCTACAGCAAAGCTGAATGCTGGGACGCTGCGTGATCCGTCAACCAAAGAAGTACAGGAAGCACAAGCAGTCTTTTTGGAGAAGCGTGGCCTTCCGGCGGGTCTTTTCCAGACGCAAGAGTGGCGAGCGGCCAAGACGATCTATGAGTCTGCAGCTCCTGGCGTGCCTGTGACGTTGATAGACCTGATCGACTTCCGGTATGTCGAGTGGAAGGCTATCGATGGCTACGTGGCGGCTGCATCGGTCTGGAGAGCAGAAGGTAGTCTCTGGGGCCAGATGAACTCATGGTCCAATGAGATTTTGAATGAGCTGTTCTGCGATCTCAGACCAATGCCTCCGGAGCCGACTAGCGGAGGTGCAAGTTCTGGTGGTGGGAAGCAAGACAAAGAGGTCTCTGGCTCGAGTTATGGTCGAGAGGCAGATGAACTTGGGGGGAACACAGAAGCCGTTCGGTTTGCTCCATGTCTCGTCATGCGAGAGCACCCCTTTGGAACTATTGAAGGGATCGATCCGCCAGCGGACCTACTCATTCTCAAGAAACAACTTGGCCTGATCTACATTGGAGCACTCTTCTCCAAGGAACCAGGAATTCCAGGGCGGAAGACTGTCTCTATACCTGCAATGCACCCAATGCTTTTGGTGAAGTCAAAAGGACAAGAGATTGCCACTAAGCATCTCGATGTCTCTGTGATCAGCGTTCAAGACATCATCCAAGAGAACATCGGTCGTAGTGATGCCGATCATGTGAACCTCATTGAGGTCTACAGTGATCTTAGTAGTGGACCGGTTCTCAACAGCAAGTTCCTCACGCAAGAGGTTCAGCCGATCATCACAGCAACCAACGTTATGCGCCATGGGTTGCGTGTGCGGACTTTCTCCACCAAGTTTGCACGCTTCACTGCAGATCGAAAGTACGCTGATGCTGCAGCAGAGCTAAAAGCTAGTGGCTTGAATGCTGCAGAGATCGAACGAGCGACAAAAGATCTCAGGATCGGAGGAATCGACACCCTACATAACCGAAGGCTCTTGATCCGCTGGGCCATCATGATGGACCATTGGTACCAACACAACCTTGAGTACCTCACGGGGACGATGACCCTTAGGGCCTTCCCTGAGATCAGAGTTGGATACCGACTCGATGTGGCAGAACGTTGTGAGTCCTACTATGTCGAGGGAGTGAATCACTCCTGGACCTACCCCAACGCATTGTTGACAACGCTGACTTTGAGTAGAGGGCAACGAAACGACCCGTTCCCAGTGTACGTAATGCCTGGAACCGAAGAGTTCCAAGGGATGCGCCACAAGAACAGCCGCCTCGGTCAGTTCTTTCATGTGTTGGACACCAGCGCTACAGCACGGTCTGTTTTGCTATTTGGTGATCCTAAAGTTGTGACGGAGAAGCACACGAACCTTGTGGACATCCCAAGCAAGCAGGAATGGGCACGCAGTGGTCGGGGGTTCCTGGTAGCGAATTCTACAGCTCCTAGCGATGCAATCGACGCGACATATGTGAAGATCGCCGCGAAGATCGTAAGTGGCTTCAAGGGGCTTACCAACAAGGCTTTGAGTCTTCTGCAGTCAGAAAAGAAACCCCAGATTGGAAAGGACATTGATCCTGACATCCTCGCCGGGGATACCGGAGGAGGGAAGATACCGTAATGTCGGATGTGCTTGGTGAGGGTGGGGAGGTCATCTCCTCATCTCAGCGTGAGTACCCAGAACATCTCGTGGGCGAGCGCATGCAGCCCATGTTGGGGATCATCCTATCGGTTCACCCGTCGGATGATAAAGACAATAGTGTTGCCAAGAGCAGCCAGTTATCCCGGGGCACCAGGCATGAATGCACGGTTTTGGCAGGGAGTGACCCGTATCATCCAGATGTCCCGCTCTACAACGTAGTCATCCCTCCTGAGCGTCATTCTGGGATCGACAACTTTGAGGAAGACCTCCCTCGGGGCTGTAGTAATCAGTTGATGGATGAGAGTACGTTCAACTCTGATCTGTCAAAGATTGACTATGGAAAACTGGATGGTGAATGGTGTGTGGTTGGGTTCTTGAATGGAAGTATTCGCCATCCATACATCCAGAGGTGGTGGCCTCATCCGTCCAACTACTTCGATCCTGCAACCAGTGGTGTTGCCCATCAGGGTCAAGCACTCGTACAAGCGGACGTGAAGAAGAACAGGTTCCGTGTCTATCGCAGGATCAATGGTACGTCCTTCACCGTCAACCGTGAGGGAAGTGTCTACGTAGACACTACACAAGCAGGACGTACTGCCTCCATCCAGCAAGGCAAGCAAAGCACAAAGCAGTTCGACAAGGGTGGCCATGGGCAGTTCGATATCAAGCGGTCAGCCCAGTTGGAGATCAACTGGAACCTGAAGAAGAACAAAGGCCCCCAGATTGGGGCTGGTAGCTCTTCGGCCAAGCAAATTCACGATACTGATCTCCCTCACCCAGATCAGCCAGTGACTGGGGTCCCTGAGCCACGAGCTACCAAGCGTACCATCTTGCGTGGAAAGGAGTTTGATCTCCTTTTCAAGACCAGTAGCCTTTCTGTCTACTGTGAGAACACCATTGATCTTGAAGGAGGCAAGAAGGGCGAGTACTCAGCCTTAGCTGAAGACCAGATCACCTTGGCTGTACAGCCCAAGGGAGGAACAGCAACTGTTCTGGTCATCAACAAAGACACACTGACAGCCACTACTACTGATGGTTCCACAATGACAGTTGGGAATGATCAAGCGGCAATGGCTACGAAGAGTGGTGCCCAGATTTCGGCGAAGGGTGGTGCCGTTTCGGTTACTGGTCCTGATGGGGTCTCAGTCGGTGCCCCAGTAAGTCTTGGTGGGCCAACTGCAATACATCCTGCGATCAAAGGGGATGTATTCATGGTGGCACTGTCAGCAGTTTGTGTGGCATGGGGAAAGCTCAATACTAAGCTTGGAACAGCTTTGGCTCCGGTGGTAGATGAGGCTACAGCCCTCACCGCTGCCATTGCTGCTTTTGAGCTACTAGCAACATCCCCAGACCCGATCACCAACTACCTGACCCAGCAGGTGAAGGTGGCCTAATGGGTTGTCTACCAGTTCTTCCTTCTCTGTCGATTCCTGGGATCAAGTTTCCACCTTCGATTCCTTCGATCAGTCTACCCTCACTACCAACACTGGCTCTGCCAACGTTGGATCTTGAGTTGCCATCGATAGGGTTGCCAACGATTCCTTCTCTGTCAATTCCTGGGATCAAGTTTCCACCTACGATTCCTTCGATCAGTTTGCCAAGCATTCCGATTCCAAGTCTTCCAGCTCTTGATTTGAGCTTGGGTTTGCCAACAATTTCGTTGCCATCCATACCCTCGATAGCAATTCCTGGGATCAAGTTTCCACCAACACTACCGACCATTGCACTTCCGTCGCTGCCGTCGTTGGACATCCCTTGTCCTCAGTCCGTGCAGGAGAAGCTCTGATGACCAAGCTCGTACAGAAGACCAGCATCTCAAAGCCTGATGGCCGCTGGTGGGGCTTTGGTGGCACAGAGTACTCTCATGATCTCAGTCAGCTGTTCTCTATTGGTCTATACAATCTCGAAACTCTCGAGGTAGTTGACCTGGCACAAGAACTGGGAATCTGGAATGGGATTGGAAGTGGTGGGGCTGCTCTCTACTACTTCACAACACCCCCTCAGAGTTATGAGCTGTCGGAGCCGGCTTCCACGCAAGTCATCCCCACACAGGATGGTGGCAAGTTCGTAGAGTCCCAAGGAAGTATCTTCAAGGACATCCGACTTGGAGGAACTGTTGGGTTCCGTCCTAATCCAGTAACGAGTGAGCTGATCCCTGGTCTTGAGAAAGGAACGGGGATCACACTCACCATGCCATCCATCGTTCAGAGCTTCACAAATGATGAGCGGGGGCTCAACCCGAAGGAAGTGACTGGGTTCGACGAGATCACTTACCTCAGGAATCTGTTCCGAGCCTACTTCGACATCAAGTCAAGCAACACTGAATTGGCCCGAAAAGTTGTGATGGTTTTCGCTTATCTGAAGGAGAGCGAGATCTACATTGTGGAGCCGATGGCCTTCACAACTACTCGAGACAAGTCGAGCCCACTCAGCTGGCGATACAGCATCGTTCTTCGGACTCTTTATCGATTTGATGCAACAGTGCCCTTTGTTGCTGACCCGATGAACATCTTCCAAGCGATCTCTACTCTGTCGTCCACGCTACGGAAGCTCAGTCAGGACATCTCACGAGCACTGAATCAGCTGGCCAGTTTGGTCACGTTCTTCGCCAATCTACCAGCGAACCTTCTGAACAACATCTTCAGTGCTGCCATGGATGTCCTTTCGGCTGTTGCTGCTGTTCGGAACGCAGGAAAGAGCTTTGCAGACACGATGACGATGGTAGCAACCACAACGGTTATGAATGCCACCGCAGAGTTCCGACGGCTCTTCGATGAGAAGTACGGGGAGGAGACAACTGACATTCAGTCAGGAGAGATCGGCACTGCACGCCATGCTCTGACGACGTTGGCACGCTCCTGTGAGGCAGTCCTAGCACTGGACCGTCTCTGGGAAGGATCAAAGCAGATTGAGGTCCAGGACTACAGCAAGGCGTATCTGGATGAAGTAGGGGAGTCACCCTTCAATGCAGGTTCTCCTCTCAATGTGGAGAACATCCAGATTCCTGAGACGGCCAAGGAAGTCGAGGTCATTGGGGGCATGGACATCCGTTCTTTGGCTCGAATGTATCTGGGTGATGAGGCAAAGTGGAAGGTCCTTGCGATCCTGAACAACCTCAAATACCCGTATGTCTCACACACCAGTGGTGATGGTGTTCTGGCACCAGGGGACAAGCTGCTGGTGCCTTACACTCGTGAGCTGACCAACGAAGATCGATCAGTAGGTCGAACGATCAACTCCAACACTAACGTTGAGGGGTTGTCTCCGGTTGTTCGGAAGTATGGTCAAGATCTTCGCCTCAGCGATTCAAGTACAGGTACAGAGCTAGCCGACCTCCAAGTTGGGCAGCACGGGGACCTCGATATGATCAATGGTCCTGAAAATGTGTATCAGGCCATGATGATCAAGTTCTCAACAGAACAGGGGGAGTTGCCAATCCATCCGGATTTCGGAGCTAAGTACCCCATAGGGACTAAGCTCTCCATGATCAAGTTGCAGGAGTTCTTGATCAATACCAGACGCACCTGTCTGTCCGATCCACGTATTGAGTCTGTTCTCTCAATGAGAGCAATGGCTCATCAGGATAAGGTCTTCACAAACGCAAAGCTGAGACTCAAAGACTCCAACTTCGAGATCCCAGTGCAGTTCGCAGTGCGGAGATAAGCCATGGCCTTCGTACCTCGCTCTTTTGAGCAGATTCTCCTGGACATGGTCAATCATGTCCGAGCCAACACCACACTGACGGATTTCACTGTAGGTTCAGTGATCAGAACCATCTTGGAAGCTGCTGCATTGGAGGACGATGAGCAGTACTACCAGATGGTGCAGCTTCTGAATGCCTTCCGGATTGCCACAGCAACTGGCTCTGACCTTGATGAGCGAGCCGCCGATATGAACGAAACTCGGCTGCCTGCACAGGAGGCTGCCGGTTCTGTGGTCTATCGGAATGACAATCTGATCAAAAATGTCCTCCGATTCGACATCGCGTCGGGTGTTGCTTCCTTCCAGCTGGATAGTTCTGATGACTTCCCATTGGCCCCCCCAAACTACACCATCAGGATTGGTGAGGGCACACCACAAGTAGAAGATCTGACAGTCACCGGTAACAACACAGGTACTGATACCCTGACTCTGCTTCTGGCAACTGTGAACGCCCACAAGAGTGGTGAACGTGTTGCTCTGGTCACTGGTGGGGATCAGATTGTTGGAACAGGTACCCAGGTTCAAGTCCCTGCAAGCGGATTCAGCCTTGCTGTCAAATACGCCTCGATGGAAGTCGGCGTGGTGGTAGCTGGAAACTACGAATCGAGTCGCGTCAACATCAAAGCTTTGGAAGTAGGATCACAAGGCAATACGAGCACCGGCAACATCTCTCAGTTTACTTCTGCACCTCCATTCACAGGGGCAGCTGTTCACAACCCCGTGGACATCACGGGCGGGCGCGATCTTGAGACTGATGATGACTTCCGTGATCGTCTCATGCACAAGTACGCCAAGCTCTCCCGTGGTGTGCCTGAAGCAATTGAGCAGACAGTGATTGGTGTTGAAGACACCAATACAGGGGAGAGGATTGTCACTGCCAAGCTGCGAGAAGACTTCATCCTGGATGAACACACGCTGTTCATCGACACAAGATCAGGTCTTGTCCCAGACTTCGTAGTGATGCCGACCTCCACTTTGGCTGTTGGAGCAGTCGCTGGTGTTACCTCAGCTCTGACGGTAGTGAATGCTACGAACTACCCAATGAGTGGCCTTTTGGTTCTTGGCCTCGGTACGACAGATGCCGAAGTGGTGACCTACACCTCGAAAGGTCCTGGAGCGATCCTCAATCTGACAGCGCCTGTTGCCCACAATCACGCCATTGGCCAAGAAGCGATCTTGGTAGTTGATCTTGGTACAGCTGAGGATGGCCAGAACTTCTTCAAGATCCCCTACTACCCGATCAAGAAGAACAGCTTCGAGATCTACGATGATTCTTCGGGCGTGTTCACTCAACGGGTCTCTGGAACAGACTACTTTCTGAATCGAACCAATGGTGATCTTGAGTATAGTGGTGCTGGACTTGCAGCAGGCACACGAGTCCTTGCTAATGTTTCCTACTATACAGGCGTCTTGCAGCTGGTTCAGAAGGTCCTTGACGGTGATCCTGATGACTCCATCAATTACCCTGGAGTAGTTGCTGGTGGGGTAATCGTCCACGTAGATGTTCCGACCCTTCGCAAGATCACTATCATCGTTTCGATCTCAGTCAAGAATGGTTATGACGAGGTCACGCTGGCTCAGGAAGTACGACGCGCGGTGGCAGCCTATGTTGACAGTCTTGCAATTGGCGAGAATGTCATCAGAGCCAAGATCATTGCGCGAGCAATGAGTGTAGAGGGGGTTGAGAACGCCATTCTGAAGTCCCCTACAGCCGACCTGGTGATCCTGGAAGATGAGATGGCAGTTTCATTCGATTCGAATGGAAACACCCTGGTGACGGTGTACTAATGCCTCCAGTCAAGTCAGCTATTCAAGAGGTAAGAGATCAACTCTTCCTGGACCGAGCGAGTGGCAAGTACCTGTCCCATGTCACGTCGAATCTGAGTTTCGACCGACCATCACTTGGATTCCACGACGACGATGTATGGCGTGCTGTGGTTCGTAGAACAGCGCTTGACTACCGACAGATAGCAACACTGTTCTATGATCTGATGACAGTGATCTTTGGGCCTCGTAAGACTGTTGCGACAGTTCTTAGTGCCAATGCCATCATTGGGGACGAGCAGCTGTCTCTTGCGGATTGGATGACAGTACCTCAGCGGGGCACTCTGGTGATCGATCAGGGGCTCGCTGCTGCAGAGACGGTCGAGTACTCATTCCGAGATCCACGGAGTGGTCTCACAGCTCTCAAGAAGGCTCTGACCAAGGCCCATACCTATGCCTCAGGGGCTTCGGGGTATTTGAAGTTGGCACATCTCGCTGCTGACACTACCCTGGAGCTAGAGACAACTGATCTCTTTCCAGTGCCTGGTGGTGGAGCGAAGTACACAATGGTGGTCGCTCCAGGAACAGCTGATGAAGAAGTTGTTGTGCTGACGGCCAACGACAAAGCTACCGACATTCTGACCATCGACGGGCCAGGGCTCACCAAGAACCAGCTTGGCCCGACACCTACTCCTACTGTGGCTCAGCTGACGGAGATTCTTGGCGGTGGCAGTGTCATTAAGCTTTCGAGCACCCGCAAGTTTCCTGCGGAAGGTCTGATTCGGGTGCAGCAGGACGTTGCTCTGGGCGTCCCTGTGATGACTGTTCGGTACGTCGACAATGACACCACCAATGGCCTTTTGACGCTCGCAGCGCCTCTCTCAGGGGCGTTTACGCTGCCAGGGGTCACAGTGGCCCTAATGAAGCCTGGGGCACTCGTAAAGATGGCCCAGGTACAGGTCAAGGGGGTTGGCTGGGACATCTTCCAAACAGCCCCCAAGGTCCTCAAGATCTTCCTGCCTCGGTCAGTGAACAAGAACCGCATCCAAGATGCTTCTTTTCTCCACTCAGCTTTGCCTGTGGTTACACCCAGTTTAGCTGCATGGGCCGGAGCACTGCTTGGTGACAAAGTGATCTACGGCAACGATGGGGATGCAGCCCTTGCTACATTCCCGTCTTCTGGTGTGCTTGTTTTCGAGGCCGGCGGGCCAAATGAAGAGCATGTTTCCTACACGATTCCGGATCAACAAGGGACGACCTTGTACGCTAATGCTGTGACAGGGGTACCAATTGGTTCGACTTCGATCTACGTGAACAGTGCTCAAGTGATCAAAGACCTTGAGTCCCTCAACTCGAACAAGTGGATCATCCTGTCGCGAAACAACGCTGTTCGTTATGAGCGAGTACAGTACCAAAGCATCAACCTTGCAACAGGTTTGATCACACTCACAGCACCCACGGCCAAGCTTCACTTGGCTGGAGATGAAGTAGCTCCTCTTTGGGGGGGACAGGCCTTTTACCTCGCTACGCCGCTGACCAAAGCTCATGGTGGGGGCACAGCTGTCAGTCTATCCCAGACAGCCTATGCAGGAACTGATCTTGAGGATGGGCGTATGTTCACAGCATCCCCAAGGCTCTTCCCTGGGCACTACATCTACGACCCTTCGGTGTACGCACGACGGACTACCGAGACAACGCTGAATGAGAATGTCGCCGGTCCTACCTACTTGGAGATAACTCAGTACCCAGGCCGAGATGCTCTTGAGGTTAGAGATGCGTCCCTCTTTAGTACCTCAGGTACCTATGATGTAAGGGTCTGGAAGGCTGGGGATGAGGAGACTCTTGATGTCACTACGGTTGCCACCAAACGAGCCTTCAATGATCTTGGAGTGCTAACGGCTGGGCCAGGTGTGGGGGCCGGTCAGATCTCACTGCAAGTCAACGCCATCACAGTTTGGGGCAATACCGATCTGGGTGTGCGTCTTCTGATTGATCGTGGTGGGGCCAATGAAGAGGTTGTCATTCTTCAGCAGACCTCAGCCCCAAATACGATTGTTCTCGAAGAGGTCACAACCAAGCCCCATAACGCAGGGGAGACGATTGAGGCACTTGCTGATTTCATCATCCTCAGTGAAGCACTCACTGTGACCCATAAGGGAGTGATCCCATGGAGTCAAAGAAAGGTGCTCATACCTGGTTCTCTTCTGCTCCCAACCAAAGTCAGTGCCGTCGCTGAGATCAGAACCATTGTCGAAGTTGTCAGTGCTGCGTCGTTCCCAGCAGCAGGTGGAGAAGCGATCCTTAACAATGCTCGTGGAAGGATCATTGCTGAGAATCGTGTGTCGACCGCAGCAGCCCCAGGTGCTGCAGCTGTCTCGTTGGTTGACTCAACAGCATTTCCTACGTCTGGTTACCCCTACATGGTGGAGATCGGAGTAGGCTGCACCGTCCTCGAGCGGCTGCCGGTCACTAACAACGCAGCGAATACCCTGACTCTTGGTGTTGTTACTGCCTATGCTCACATAGTAGGTGAGTGGGTTAGATACGCTCCTGGGGATCAAGAACAAGTGACCTTCACTGGCAGAGTCACCGGAGGCGGTGAACGCCTTCTGTTTGACTTGGGCATTGTGTTTGATCGTGAACATTTGAAGGGTGAATCCGTATCGCTATCTGGCTATCTAAGTACGCCCAGCCGTTACGGAATGGATTACCCGCTTTATCTGCCGTCTTCGTGGGAAGACCGTCTTCAGTATCTGTTTGATCGTGGGCGGGCAGCTGGTGTACAAATCGTTGTGATCGACGATAAGTAGGAGATGACCGATGGCTAAGTCTGTACGGACGAGCCCCAATGAGCGGCTGGACAGAGAAGATGTCACTGCGATGCTCCAGTTCCAGAAAGGGAGCATTGATCAGAGAATTCAACTTGGGATGGTTGACAGACGAGGTCGCATCCTGCAGGGGTTCTCTGTTGAGTTGCCAGACCAAGCCACATACCCTGGTCGTCTTGTGTTCCATGGAGGTCGGGCCTACGACTTCAATGGTCAGCTTCTGTTCAATGAAGATCAGTTGGACATCTCTCGCACGATAACCTTAGAAGGTGCAGGGACAACTTTCTACCTCGAAGCTGAGCTGGTAGAAGTTGATTCTGCACTTGATGCTAGAGCGTTCTGGGACCCCACAGTGGACCAGGGTTTTGATCCATCGGGTGACGCTCGTCCTGATGGACAGGAATTCAACTCCAGTGTGGCCACTCGCAAGACTTACGATTGGCGGATTGTGCAGCCAATTTCAGTCGCGGGTTTCGACAAAGACACCAATCCTCTATCTCTGAAGGTTCCACTTCTGAAGATCAAGACAGATGGTGCCAACCAGATTGTCCTGGGAGTCAATCCTGATCTGTCAACTGAGGCAGCCAGAACGCTACTCCTTGTTGGTGTAGCCATGGCTGCGACGAGTCTGTACGTACAGGACTCCACGGATCTCCCCGATGTGGGTGGTTCCCTGATTGTGGGCTTTGGGCTTGCAAGCCAGGAGACCATTGCTGTTGTTAGTAATGATCGAGCTTCTGGTGTAATGGGCACGGCTCCTCTGGCCAATGCTCACTCAGTTGGGGAGATCATCTGTGCTGTGTCAGCAGGTCCGTTCGTAGCTCCGGTCTTCATCAAGGACAAGAACCGGGCGGGTGCTTACCAGAGACCTCTCTTTGCCAATGCCATCGACTTTCGGGATCGAATGTTCCAGGGTGATGAATCCCATGGTGATATCCTCACTCGAGGTACGGATTCGATCACAGATCGGCACGATCTCAGCCTTCAAGGTCTGAAGGACTATGTAGACTTTCTATCGGCCCAGTTGGAGGAGATGAAGTGGGGATGTACAGCCCCTTGGGAGGGAGGAACTTCATCTCGGCGCACACCACCTGGACTCTCAACGTCTCTACCAACAGCCCCTCGGTATTATGATCGTACAGCAGGAATCATGGGTTCACGACTGGCGGCTGTGACAGTAGGAGATGGTGTTAGTTCATGGGGTGACTTCAATGGAACAAGCCAAGTCGCTCTTCAAAAAGCCCATGACGCTCTGCCAGTGGCCGGTGGTCGTATCTTCTTGAAGCGTGGCACCTACACCCTCTCTGGGAACTTCAACTGGACCAACACTGGGTCAGTTGTTCTTGAAGGTGAGGAAGGATCAAAGATCACAACAAGCGGTGGAGCTGTTCACATTGCTACGACTGGTTCCGTAGCGATTAAGAACCTCACCATTCAGGGTGGAACCTCGAATGTAGGCATCCTGGTTGACACTGCTAACCCAAGTGGATTCTGGGTTGAGAACGTCCTCATGCAGAACGCTGCATTCAATCTGAATGCACTTCTGCCGGGCACGGCTAGCTTCCGACGTGTGTGGTTCTGGGGAACGGTTGCTGGAATGGCGGCTATTCCACTCTTCAAAATCACTGGGGCTGCCGGCACGATTTCGGGAACTTTCAGTGAATGTGATTTCAACCACGCGACGATGGTGTCAATCTCTGCAGCACTCATTGACTGCGTCAATGGTGCTCCGGCTCTTGCGCTCTCGCAGGCCAACTTTGTGGACTGCAGTTTCAACACACTTCTTCTGAATGGAGAGAGTGTCCATCTCGGAGCAACATCCAATGTTGTTCACTTTGATCGATGTCTCTTCTGGTCAGGGTTGACACTATGCCATGTTCGGGCAAGCGGTGGCACCAACATCCGTCTCACCAACTGTGTGGGAATGGATGGAGCAGCAACATTTTTCCAGGGGACTGGTGCCACTCATCTCGATGTCAATGGTTACCTCAACAACATATCGGTTGGGCTACCAGCCGTTGATCTGACTAACTGCAATAATGTCAAGATCAGAAACTGCGACGTGAAGGTAGGCTCAGCCGCTTCACTATCAAACTGTGCCTTTAAGATCACTAGCACGGCGGGAACCCTCTACGACAACGTTATTGAGAACAACTCGATCAAAGGAAACACGGTTGCTCCAAACAACAAACCAACCGGAATCGTGTTTGCCCTCAATGGCGGGGCAGCAACCGAATTCAAGAATGTGAAGATCAAAGGTAATCACTTTGATGCACTAGAAACAGGAATATACTTCTCCAATCCGGGTGTTGCTGGCACCTACCGTGACGTGTTGGTGGCTAACAACCAACTAACGGATGTGGATGGGGTGTTGGGCATTGCTGCCAACTTCAAGTTGGGGATCTTGTTTGGCAGCTCCAGCACTCGCCAGAACGCCACTATCTCCGGAAACACAATCCAGAACCTAGATCCGGCCACCGTCGACTTGGTTTCTGGTAACAGTCGTGCTGGTATCATGGTGCTGGGCTCTTCCAATACCAACATCAATATTGTCGATAACGTGATCGATGTTGTCGGCAATGTGGGATTCACTGTAGCCGATACTGCAGGAATCTATCTTTCTACGATGACCGGCGGATCTGTAGTTGGAAATACGATCAGTCGTGTCGAAGGGAAAGCTGGTTTTGGTATCAGAGCTACCGGCTCTCTGAACAAGTGCCAAGTGGCTGGGAACTCGATCCGTGCGGTTCATACAGTGGCAGGAGGCGCTGGGATTCAAGTTGATGGTTGGGGCATCTATGCACCAGTTCTTGCTGGTGTGTCATTCTCATCCAACCAGTTCAGCGATATCAGTGCAGATGGTGGACTGTATGGAATTGCTGTTGGTGTTGACGATGCTGTTGGTACTTGGACTGATGTCACAATAGCTGGAAACACCACAACTGGTGCATCTCATTTTGTATTTGCCACCCTGTTTGGTTTTGGAAGATCTTCAATCAGTGGAAATACATTCAATGGGACCAATACCGGAATCAGACTTGTAGCTAAGGCTGGGGCTACATTCGAAACAGTTGCAGTGACTGGCAACACACTAATTGCACAGAATGGTGTGTATGCTGATTGGTCCGGTGCAGCTGTCTATGTCAACCTCACTGTTTCTGGAAACACAATCCAAGCCACTAGTGGATTTGGAGTGTACGCCAATAAGATCTATGGGTGTGCTATCTCCGGTAACGACATGCGAAGTGACGCTGACTTCAACAACATCTACATGGCTTCATCCACTCGTGTGGCTATCACTGGTAACTACCTGCTTATGACAGCTGCAGCCACACAAGCCAATGTCTACATGGGAGGAGGGTGCAACATCTACAATATTCACAACAATGTGTGTGATCAAAGTGGAGCAGGGGGTGTGAAGTCAATAGACACATCAACAGCTGTTGTTGGTGGAGTTGGACTCGTGACCAACAACGTTGTGGATATCGTTGAAAATCTTCGTGCCGCTGACAATGCTGTGGGCGGTTTGAATCTTCAGTTCTAACAGGAGAGGATCGATCATGGAAAAAGCGCAGAGAGTTTTCACCGTTCTATTTGCACTACTGATCATGCTCGTGTGCTCAGTAGCATGGGCACAAGCCACAGCCACCCAGCCTGCCGAGGGGCTCAACTGGTGGAAGGTGATTCTCCAGAACCTCATGGAGCTGGTCTTCACGGTTCTGGGCCTTCTGGCCACTGGTTTCGTGACTGTGCTCATGAAGAAGTACGGGTTCGATACCTACACTGCGAAGGTGAACGACCTTCTCATGCGGGGTATCGGCTACGCAGAGCAGAAGTCCCTCAACGCAGCCAAGCTCAATGGCAAGCCCCTGGAGAGTGCTGAGAAGCTCCAACTAGCCATCAACTTCATTCAGGAGAAGGCCGTAGAGTACAAGTTGCCAGACAGGGGCAAGGAGTGGTGGGAGAAGAAGGTCGAGGGCTGGCTTGGTGCCAACAAGATCACCACTGGTGCTTCTGCACTCCTGAAGGCAGCAGCGGCTGTTAAGCCAGCCGCTGGCGCACCCGGCTAGTCTGTAGGAGACCGGTATAGGTCGTAGGTATTCCGGAGATCAGTAATGGCGTTTGACACTATTCGCATCGCTGTCTTGAATCAGAAAGAGATCCGAGTGATCTTCAAGCAGCCCAAGAAAGTGAACAGTGCCCTCCTGAATCCTGCGACCTATACCGTGTCCCCTGTGGACCCTCCAGCAGCCTCTGCTGTTACGGTCAAAGCAGTTCATCCAGCTACGGCCAATCTGACTTCATATATTGATCTCGAGATCACCAAGCCACAGTTCGGAGCGAAGTATCAGGTTAGTGCTTCTGGTTTGTACTTGGAGACGGGAGGATATTCGCTCTCAGCCATTGCCGAATTCATTGGTCGGTTGACCAAGACAGACTCCCTGGTCGGATCAATGCCCAGACAGTATACGTCCGCCAGGGATTCCAATCTCAGACAGATTCTTCAAGCGTTCGGAGTCGAAGACGAGCGCATTGGAGGAAAAACTGATCTGACTGCACGAACCGTTACCATCCCAAGCTCCAACTGGGGCACGTTCATGTGGGGTACTGGTAACTGGGGAGGCTAGGCAATGGCTGACAAGTTTTGGAATACAGTCTACCCAGGCGCGCAGGATGTTGTTGCGGCCAACCAGCCCGCTGTTGTCGATGACTCTGCCCCAGGGGCTGGTGATGGTGATAGGTCCCATTCCAGTCAGATCAATACAATGGCGACCAAGGCTCAAGCCTTGGCTACCAAGATGGGCTCCAACCTCAAGGAGCCTGGAACCGTTCTGAAGCGTCTCGATGACATCGAAGCTCGTCAAGTCATTGCTGGAGCTGGACTGACTGGCGGTGGTGCTCTCATTGCCGATGTGACACTCGACGTTGCAGCCAATGCCGATGGGTCGATCTTAGTTCACGCAAACGACATTCAGGTCGGTGTTCTTGCTACTGACGCCCAGCATGGAAATCGTGGTGGCGGTGGAATCCACGCAGCGGCGACAGGAGCTGTTGCCGGGTTTATGTCGGCTGCAGACAAGACCAAGCTCGATTTGTACCCAGGCGCTTTGGCTGGCAATGCCAACAAGGTCGTGTCGGTCAAAGCAGACGAGTCTGCGCTCGAACTGACCGTCAACACAGCATCTGACGAGAAAGTCAAGATCAGTGCTGCGGACACCACAACCAACTACCTCGAGAACAAGCTCGCGGCCGGCACCAACGTTACTATCACAAAGCTCAATCCTGCCGGAAATGAACAACTGAGCTTGGCGGTGAACCCTACGGCAGCTGCTCCGGCGGATGTCACCAAGGCCGCGGCTAGCGTAGGAGCCTCGACAGAACTTGCTCGTGCGGATCACAAGCACGACGTATCGACAGCCGCCCCCTCTTCTATCGCCGCAGCTAATTCAGAGGGTGCTGCTACCTCGCTTGCTCGCTCTGACCACGTGCACAATCACGGGGCCCAAACTGATGGGTCATTCCACGCAGTGGCTGTGGCCGGAGGCGCTAATGGGTTCTTGTCGGGCGCGGACAAAACCAAACTTGACGGGATCGCAGCACTCGCGGCAGCTCTAACGGCCGTAGCCCCAGTCGATGTTACTAAAGCCGTTGCAGCGGTTGGCATAGCGACGACTGCTGCACGTTCAGATCATAAGCATGATGTATCTGTAGCAGCCCCATCAAGTGTTGGCACTGCCAATGCGGAAGGTGCTGCTACTTCTTTGGCACGTTCTGACCATGTACATAATCACGGTGCTCAGACTGATGGCTCGTTCCACGCAGTGGCTGTTGCTGGTGGTGCAAATGGTTTCTTGTCGGGGGTCGACAAAACCAAGCTTGATGGGATCGCAGCCGGAGCTGCCGCCCTAACTAGTGACGCCCCAGCAAACGTTACTAAGGCTGCGGCAGTCGTGGGAGTCGGCACAACTGCGGCGAAGTCAGACCACAAGCACGATGTATCTACAGCAGCTCCGTCAAGCGTCGGTGCTGCGAACGCTGAGGGTGCTGCTACTTCCCTTGCTCGGTCGGACCACGTGCACAATCACGGGGCCCAGACCGATGGGTCAATGCATGCGGCGGTCATTGCTGCTGGTGCCAGCGGTTTTATGACGGGCGCCGACAAGACCAAGCTGGATGGCATCGCTTCAGGAGCAGCTGCGCTTACTGCGTCTGCGCCAGCTAACGTCACTAAGGCTGCTGCCGCAGTAGGTGTTGCAACTGATGCAGCGAGGGCTGACCACAAACATGACATCAGCACGGCTGCGCCATCATCAGTCGGCACTGCTAACTCGGAAGGCGCCGCAACATCGCTCGCACGCTCTGACCATGTGCATAATCACGGCGCACAGACAGACGGTAGCCTCCATGCTGTGGCTGTTGCTGGCGGAGCAAACGGCTTCCTGTCGGGAGCGGACAAGACCAAACTCGATTTGTACCCGGCGGTCGCCGGCTTTGCCGGCAAGGCCGGTTACTTCTTTATGGTCAACGCTACGGAGGATGGGATTGAACTTTATGATCTTGTCCTTCCGGCCCCGCGTGAGGATGAGCTTAGCCCAAGTGCTACTGTTGGTGGAGAGACGACGTTGACTTTAGGCAAAGCACCTGCCCCTTCTGCGAGTGCAGGGTCTACTTTCGATCTGCGAGTGTACAGAAATGGTGCCCTGCTTCGTTACACAGTTTCGGTGACACCAGCCATCGACGAGTTTACCTACAACGCTTTGGCCAAGAACGTGATCTTCTCTGCTTTGGTGGCTGGCGAGTGGATCCTGGCTAGCTACAACACTCTTGAGGCGTAGCCATGCTCCACAATAACCAGATCAAATTTGACACTGCGATAAAGCTCGAAGAGCTAGGGGCTGCACCAGCTGCCGTAGCCAATACCATCCACATCTACGGCAAGGATATCTCGGGCGTTACTGAGTTGTTCGCTAGGGATTCGGCAGGGAACGAGGTGCAGATCACCCAGGCTGGGACACTCAAAGCACCAGCTTCTGCCTATAACGCACTGGAGGACTCGACACAGTACAGTCGAGATGTTGCGGGCTGGGTAACAATCGACTCCTTCGCGATGGAGTTGGATTCGGTCTATAGCACTGCGACGACCTGGAAGGTGGCTGCGGCCCTGTGGCGTGATGGCGGCAGCGGCAACGCCGAGTTGCGGGTTACGATCGCCGATCAGTCCGCGCACTCCGATCAGCTCACGGTCAGCGTTTCGGCTGGAGCGGAGCCGAATACCTCAACGAGTGCGACTCTAGCGATCACTGTCAACAAGAACGAAAAACTGGACGTGACATTCGAACTTCGCTACAACGGTGGCGCCGCTAACAAGGCATACGTCACCCGGCGTCGGCTGTTGGCTTACTAGGAAATCGCCATGAGTTGGACTGCTGAAGGCGGCGGCGATCACGGCGGAGCTGACTGGGTTCCCAGTACGGGCAACGTCGGCGGCGTTCATACCGGGATCGGTCTCTGCAAGATCGATGTCGGGGTGACTCTTACGGTTACCGCCGGCAACGATCCTTTCGAGATTCACGCAGCGGTAATTGTCCACAAAGGCAACGTTGTCAACCTTCAGGGGCACACTGGTGGCACCGGTAGCGGAGGAGGTGGAGGAGGCGGTGTTGGCGTCGCTGGCTCTCAGGGCACGTTAGGTGGAGCTGGGGATGGCGGGGCTGGCGCCGGCAGCGGCGAGGGGGGAGCTGGTGGTGCCTACGGCGGATTAGGTGGATACACCGGAGGCGCTGCCGCAGGTGGGGCCGCAGCAATGGCAGGAGGCGCGGGCGGTACCGGAAGTAATGCGGGAAGCGCAGGCACCGCTCAGGGGTCTGCTACAGATGCGACACTTCTAGCTGGTGGGGGAGGCGGGGGTGGCGGTGGGGGCGGAGGTGGGGGTGGCGGTGGAGCTGGTGGGGGTGGTGCAACTGCAGGAACAGACGGTGGTACTGGAGGTAATGGGGGTAACGGTGGTGGTCGTGTTTTGCTTGATGCAACACGACTCATCATCTTCAGTGGGATCATCTCGGTTAGTGGAAGCAACGGCAGCACTGGTGGCGCTGGTCGAACCGGAGGGCAAGGCGGAACTGCCCTCCAAGACGGAGGCGGTGGGGGTGGCGGTGGAGGTAATGGTGCCGGTGGCGGCGCAGGAGGTTGTGTAGAGCTGAAGGCTCCACGGATCGAAGCTAACGGAAGTACGATCAATGCCGATGGTGGTAGTGGTGGGACAGGCGGAGCCGGAGGGCCTGGCGGGTTGGGTGGTGCAGGAGATGACAACCCTAACGCGAACGGTGGGAAGGGTGGAGACGGAGGCGGTGGTGGCAGCGGCGGACGCATCAAACTGCTCTACGGCGAATCTGCCGGTGCGTTGGGCACAGAACCGACCCGCGTGCTCACCGGAGGTGGCGCAGGAGGTGGCGGAGCAGGAGGAAGCGCAACCGCACCTGGGTCTGCCGGTAGCGCAGGGAGCAGCGGTGGAGCAGGTGCAACCGGTACATACAAGAAGAAGACAGATGGCACACCCACTGTCCCTAGTAACTCAGGTGTCCTTGGGGGGCAGGGTGGGGGGCACAGTTACCGCAGAACACGAACCAACACTGCACACCTGCTCTTTGCACAGACCTTCTAAGGTAGAGGCACATGGCCTACAGCTCAGTAAAGATCAAAAGCTTGCTTGTAGTGGCTCGAGATTGTCTGCTCATCGAGTTCACAGGCAAGCTCGTGTCTTACCGAGCTGACACGCTCTCAAGCTACCTGGTGACCTGCCTCTCGGGGGGTACGAATGGTGTTGTTCATGCGGTTCGCCCATCTGTTTCGCGCACCAGCGAGTTCTTGATCTTGGAGGTCAAAGGTCTGACCCACGGTCAGCGCTACAAGTTCCAGTTGCTGGCTGATCGTCGCTACGATGTTGTTGGCGATCCTCTCGATGCACTTGAGACTACTTGGACCATGCACCGGACCAAGATCGATACAGTTCTCAACAGTCTTCCTGCTTGCTACAACACTAGCACTGGGGCTGTGCTTCGGGCATTGCTTGAAGCAATTGTTGTGAACGATGAGAAGATCGGTGGAGATCTCTGATGGCTGAGGACAAGAAGGAAGAAAAGGTTGATCAAGAGACCCTGAAGGGTCTTCTGGCTTGGGTGCAGCAGAAGAAGGAAGAGAGCCAGCAACAAGGCCAGCCCTGGGGTTGGGTCATGGCTGTTATCGCTGCCGTGATCGTGTTCGTTACCTTGGCTTTTGCTGCCTATGAGGCGTGGAAGAAAGGGCGTGAGATCGCACAGCTCAAACACCAGCTGGACAAGGAAGCTGAGGCCCGACTGCAGGCAGAGATCGACGCCAAAGTCACTGCCGAACAAGAACAACAACGTGCTTTTCAGGCCCAGGTAGTTGAGCATCAGAAGAAGATCGATACTCTGACCAAAGAGATCGTAGTACTTGAGGACAAGCGAAGGGCTGAGAATCAGAAGATTGACAAGATCACGAGTTGGGAGGATCTTGACGAGATCATCAGGTGACCCATGCGAGCACTTTCAATTCTTCTGATCTTGTCTCTAGTAACCCCAGCTGTCGGGAGACCTCTATACAAGGCCCCCAAAGGCACCCGGATTCAGGTCCAGGACAAAACCTATCAAGGCTACACCCTTGAGGAGGTGAAGGTTCTCCTCAAGATGGATGTAGATCTCGAGTTCTATGATCAAGCTTTCCCCAAACTCAAGTTGGAGATCGACAGCTACAAGCAGATCATGAAGGCTCGAGAAGAAGAGCTGAAGTCAAAGGACAACCAGATTACCCTGCTTCAGCAGGATCGAGTGCGACTTTCAGCAAAGTGGACCGAAGAGAACCGTCTTCGACACGAGTGCGAGGAGAAGCCTAGCTTTGGCAGTTGGTTGTCTTGGGGAGCTGCTGGGGCAGCAACACTTGTGGCTCTTGTGCTGGGAGTGGTTTTGGTGGTGAAGTACAAGAACTGAGGAGAGCTTACTGGTGGAACAGGTGATCAAGCCCAAGGAGTTGATGTACTTCCTACTTCTCTCTAGCAAGACAGCGTTCTGGAAGCTGGAAGATCTCCTACCTGAGTGCTTTCTATACCGAGAGAAGTACGAGCGGATCGAGCCGCTCATTTGTCTTCGTGAAGATCACTCCTGCCACGTGGGGCAGAACTGCATGGAGACAGTGGCCAAGCGGCTCCATGCTCTCTTCGAGCAGGTGCTACCCAGGTATGTTGATCTTGTTCTGCTCTACTTCAGAAAGCGCAACCTACCTGGGATGGGGGCGGGGGTGTTCTGGAAGGACTTCAGAACCCCTCGAGTCATCAACATGAACCTGGGAGGATGGAACCGAGTCAAGTTGCGGGGGGAAGTCCTTCGGTTCACCCCAGGGGAGTCGTTTTTCCTGTCAGGTCGAGCCCCTGAACCGACTCAGGAACCAGCCCAGAGCAAGTTAATTCTGCCTTGATGTCCGAGTAGGTACCCTCGTTCGTATTATAAGATAGGGACCGCACAGGTGTGCATGGCTGGACGTGTACCATGGCGAAGTTTGATCCTATCAAAGCATTGAAGATCGTCGGCGTAGGCTTGAAGAAGTCGTTCTCCAAGCTCCCCATGTATTGGGTTGAGCTTTGGTGCCAGGAAGTCAGTACACCTCACAAACCTCTTCAGTACTGGGCTGTGGCTAGGGCCTGGGATTTCATGCGCCAAGGGCAACGGGTATCAGATCGAATCTTCACCGAGCTTGGCCCATCCTGCAATGCTGACTTTCTGATCGAGAACCTATCTCGTGTAGTGGATCAGCGGGTCGAACGAGACTATCAGATCGTCAATGTCGAGCATCACCTTGAACACGCCTACAAAGATCCACTGGATGCAAGCCAGGTTCGATACTGCCTCCACAAAGCTGCAATGTCTTGGGCACACAAGTACTCTCGTGAGATTGTGTTCATGACTGATGGTGACGTGGAGCTGCTGGGGGCACCAGGAGCAAAACCTGCCCAGGTGGTCTCTGAGAAACAGGACCCCAAGGAGCCACCTAAGAGCCCCTTCAAGAAAGCGCTCGAGCGCAGGCAACGAAAGGCGCGTTGGTAGTGAAAAGATCAGTTAAATACGCCGAACTGCTGCATAAGAGCAAGCTCAAGGCGACTGAGGCCATTGGTAGGCAATACAACTGCACCATTGTGATCGAAGGCACTGATGCACGTCTGGAGGGCACCTACCCCCTCTCAACAGTCGTGGATGCTACCTCCTACTTTCAGCCCGGCTACAGGTTCACCAAGAAGTTCCGAGCCGGCATCTGGGACGGGCGAGTCAAGCTGTTCCACCGAGTCAAACGCACCTTCCCGGCTGGGTTGGTTCAAGTCGTCTATGATGCACTGAAAGATCAGAAAGTACGTGTCTCTGTCGATGACAAGCGTTACTGCCCGACAGCGAGTCACCAGGATGTGACCAAAATCTCATTGGTCGATGCAATCTTCGACTACCCATACGACTATCAACCGGCCTGTGCAGCGGAGATGATCAAGAAGCAGCGAGGTGTTGTGGGTGTGGCCACGAATGGCGGCAAGACCACCATTGCTGCTCTGGTGATCATGGCCCTGAAAGTACCTACGCTCTTCATGGTTCCGAATCGTCTTCTGCTCTACCAGACGCAGAAAGCTCTGGCGAAGCGGTTTGGAGTGCCACTCTCGCTGATTGGGATCATTGGAGACAATCACTGGGAGCCTAAACCTTGGGTCACTGTCGCTACAGCAGACACGCTCAGCGCTAGACTGGCACAGCCAGTTTGTCGCGACTTTCTGAAGAGCATCCAGCTGCTCATTGTCGATGAGTGTCACCACCAAGGATCAGACACCTGGTATTTGGTCTCACGTGCGTGTGGTGCCTTCTACCGATTTGGTCTCAGTGGAACGCCCCTGGACCGCTCTGACGGAGCCGACCTTCGGTTGGTCGGGGTGACAGGACCTCTCATCTACCGAGTCACCAATAAGGAGCTGATCGAACGAGACATCAGTCTTCAGCCATTCGTTCACATACTCAAGATCACAAAGCCTCTTCTCCCAGCAACCCTCCCATACAAGGATGCCCACCGGTTGGGTATTGTTGAGAATGTCTATCGTAACACAGACATGTGCGAGGCAGTGACACTCTTCGTAGATCAAGGACTCAGTGCGCTTGTGATCGTGGATGAGATCACACACGGTGAGCTTCTCGACAAGAAGTTCTGGTCATTTCGTAAGGGTTCCTTCTACCCGCACCAGTTCATCACGGGGGAGGAGCCCATGGACGTTCGCACGCAAGCGCTCGAGGACTTCCGCAAGGGCGACACCAGAATCCTGATCACAACCAACATCTTGAGCGAAGGTGTTGACTTGCCCAACATCGATGTGTTGGGATTGGCTGCAGGAGGCAAGTCCAAGATCAGCTTGCTCCAAAGAATAGGTCGAGGGCTTCGGAAGGGTGGTAAGTCGGAGTACCTGCACATCATCGAGACAGCTGACTTCCAGAACAAGCATCTTCTGAAGCATAGCCTTCAGAGGATCAACGAGATGCGGTCACAGGACTGCTTCATCATCGAAGTTCTCGATCTTGTCGAAGAGAGGAAAAAGAAGCGATGCCTGGCTTGATCATCGGAGGAAAACAAGTTCCCGTCCCTGGCCTCAACATCACCAACTACAAAGACCAGCCGGTGCTGAAACTACGTGCCGGAGACGACATGCGGGAGCGAGTCACCCGCTGGGTGAGATCAATCGTCTGGCACAACACCAAGAACATTCCCACTCAGCTGAAGCTCGCCAGGGGTCCATACAAGGACATTGGCGAGAAAGTTGCGAAGTTCTGGTCAACCTCTCCTGCACATGCAGGAGCCCACCTGGTGGTTGATTGGGATGGCTCAGTGACCTGCCATGCTGACTTACTCTTCGACGCCACTTACCATGCCTCCACGGTCAATGAGGTCAGCGTTGGGATCGAGATGTTCGAAGATGAACATGGTCTGATCTTCGAATCCCAGATGCAGACAGCAGTACTGTTGACAACATGGCTCTGCGAGCGGTTCGGCATCCAGAAGCAGATGCCTGATCCTTACTACAACCATGTCATCTCTCGAGTTGCCAAGGGAGGCACAGACACTATTGGCGTCTTTGGGCACTGCCACCAATACAACCAGAAGCAATACGATCCTAGCAATCACGTCTTCGAAGCTCTACAGAAGGCAGGCTTCAAGATCTTCAACTTCGAACTTAAAGAGGATGTGAAGACCTGGAAGAACTTGCAGCGCAAACTAGGTGTGCCTGAGGACGGCATCCCAGGACCAGCTACCCGAGATGCTCTTCAGGCCGCTGGTTTCCATGCTGGGCTCTACGACTGGGCAAACATGATCTTGGAGGCTGCTTGATGTTCTTCTATCCACAGCGGGGTGCGTGGCAGATAGCTAACGAGATCTCTGACAACCTGAGGATGAACATACCTCAGGCAGATCTCAGTCCAGGAACTACCTTACGGTTTGTGGTTGAAGCTATTGCAGCCCAACTGGAGAAGATCGAGACACAAGTGCAGTGTGCTCTTCAGATGTCACAGACAGACCTTGACATTGCACACCAGAAGCACCTCGAGCAGTACCACTTGCCAAAACCAATCAGTAACGAGCCGTCGAAGGAACCATTTGAGGGGCCTCCAGAGCCCAAGAGACCGCCCGGGTACTGGAAAGTGTGATGAGGACACCCTTCCGTCGAAACGCCTTCCATGAGCTTCCTAGTGCAGCCCAGGCACCATCTTCGGTTCTAGAACCCACTAGGGACATACCTTGTGCAGAGAAGCTCATCCCCGAGTGGATTTGCCCCGATGGGGACATCTACAAGGCTGATGCTGTAGAGCTGCTGAGGGCGCTTCCTGATAGCTGCATCGATCTGGTGATCACAGACCCTGCCTACGAAAGTTTGGAAAAGTGGCGAGCAGTAGGATCAACAACCAGACTCAAGGTGTCCAATGGGTCTTCCAACAAGTGGTTCGAGACCTTCCCAAATCATAGGTACTTCGATCTGTTCAACGAGATCTACCGAGTTTTGAGACCAGGTACACACGTGTATGTGTTCCTGGATCAAGAGACACGCGATCTTGTTTGCTGTGGATACTCTCCAACAGTTGAGAAGTTCATTACTCAACCACAGCTCTACCACAAGGGCTTTGC